TTATTCTTCGCTTCCGGTCAACTGCTGGACCAGTGCTTCAAGTTTTGTGATGCGTTCATCCATAACAGCAATGTTCGCGCGTAAGCTGGCGTTTTCTTCTTCCAGCGCGGTAACGCGATCATCTGTTTCGCGTGCCACCTGAACAAGTAAACCAGTCACGGCGGCATAGTCAACATTGAGGTAACGTGCCGTTTCGCGTAGTTCGCGACCGTCCTGTGTCGGGCCTTCCAGTTCTTCACCTTCCCACATGAAAGATCCTACCGCTTCCGGGATGGCCTCCATTGCTTCCTGTGCGATAATCCCGGCGTAAGGTAGGCCGTTTTCTTTCAGAGTGTAGGTATAGCCGTTCATCTTGCGGATCGCGGCGGTGGCGTCCGGTATAACCTCGATATTGTCCTTCAAATCACGGTCGGAGGACTGAGTAACTGCTGTGCAATGTATGCCGCCGTTAACCTGTAGCTTCTGAGAACCATCGGCTGAACGTTCCAAATAGGCTAAATAACCAGTGTCTAACTTCCATTCAAAGACACTATAGCGATCACCTGTAATGTTACTACCATCATAAACAGCATTACCCCAAAATTGATAAGTGCCGTTATGGTAAGCTGTGCCGCTATTTTCCATTGTGAAATATCTATCCCATGAGGACGAAGCGGGTTTGATGGTATAGTTTACAGTTGATAAACACTGGTTATCATAAAGCGTAAGCTCTGCTGGTGTTCCTGTCGCCAGGCCGCCAGTGTACAATTTAACGGAACCATTATCACCGTTAAGCTCGATACCTTCGGAACCTAAATAGTCTTCGAAGTAAACTTTATATTCCTGGCTCTTATATGTGCCGAGATACCAGCTCATATTCTGTCCGGTGGAGTCATAACCAGTAAGGCCGCAATTCATCGCTTCACGGTATGCGGTATCACCGAGAATATGCAGATCGCCACCACCAGATCTAACGGCTGTTGTAGTGGTCAGGCTGTTGACTGTTAAATCAGTGGATGCGCTTAAGTCATCTGTAGTCAATAAGCGTTTCCAGCCTTGATCTACTCCCGCTTCAATGCTTCTGGCCCAAAATTGGGATAAACGCCCAGCAAATTGGGTAGCATAGTTACCGCTGAAACTAACATGGAAACCACCAAAAACGGTCGGATCTGATGGCCCGTTAGTGCTGCCAGCAATAGGCTTAAATTTGTTTATGTTATCGGATGTGTGCCCGCTCCAGTCCGCGCCAGTGTGGGTAACGCAACCGTTAGGCGCATGGAATGTGCCGTCTTTGTTGAAGTTAAAGAATTTATGCGCGGCGGTATCTGTGAGATCGCGTACAACAATTTGCGCGGCGTATTCTCCTACGCGGAATTCACCTTGTCCGAGAATGTTCCCTGATGAGTCAATCAGGCGTGAATAGTATGCGCATTTCGTTACATCATCGCTTACAGAATAATAGCCATAACCACAATTAACGGTCCCGTAAAAGTTAGACGTGCCACGGAAGTTAAACGCTTCCGTGGATGTTATATTGAGAGCGCCAACCGTCATGTGGTTATAAAGATAGCCATCGCCATTAGCATGACGGAATTGCTTGTCAGAATAAAAACCGCTTTTACCATGCGTGAAATCAAGCAAGTTACCCGCGATACCATAGGTATCGAGATCAAGGCCATCGGCGGAATCAGTGATACCCCATTTATAAGTCGGGCTATCGCTTGCGGTTGAAGGTTTCCAGTCTGCTGTAGGTATTGTTACAGTGCAGCCAACCGTGGCGGCAAGACGAATAGGGAAAGCGTCACCGCGAACATAGATTGCATTGTGTGGATATTGGCCTTTGTCAGTACCGCGCACACAAAGGATAGCTACTTCGTTGGAAGCGTAAGCGCAATAATGACCGAAACAACCTTGACCCATATCAGACCAGCCACCATCACGCATCCATAGGTGAATGGCGTTACAGTTAGGTTCTTCAGCGCCCTGTATTGAGCGTGTGCGCATAGCGACTTCGACAAAGAAATCACCGTTGAAGTATGACGGTTGAGAAATAATAACCGGATAGTATTTGGTTGCTTCCGCGCCTTCCGGGGCGTTGTAGTCGGTCCAATGGCTCACCCCGGTGTAAGGGATTTGCAGATTTGTTTTGGTCTGATCGAGGTTTAAAGGTTTCTGGATAGCCGTAGCAAGCAAGTTAGGTACTTGAATCTCGTTGAGTTTATAGTCATAACTTATTACATATTCACCATCATACCCGTCGCCGTTTTTCTGAATACGCCAGTTGCCGCCATCGGCAATAAAGTTGTAATAAGGTGCGCCATCCGGGCGGTCGGTTTCGTTAAAGCTGACTGTCGGGGTAGTGCTTTCAATAACCAACGGGTTAACGTAGGTTGAACGGAAAATAGCCGTTTCAGCCAGGATCTGGCCTTTCGTATTGAAAGACAAATATTTGTAGCCTTCGGTCGCTGAATGGATGGCAAAGGTCATTTGCGTTGGGCTACTTGCGTTGCATTCTGCATACATCCAGCCCTCGGCGCGTACAGTGCCGTCAGTACCTAAAAGTTTAGATTTGGTCATACCACCAGCTACCCAACCATCTGTCCCGTCGCTTGTACGGGTCAGCGTCAGATTCTGATGCTGCACATCGTTTGTAGTGCCTAACCCTAAATTAGTGCGGGCCGTGGCTGCGTCTGTTGCACCTGTGCCGCCCTGTGCAATACCTAACGGTATCCACGCGGAATCAGCGGTACTGTAAACACCCCAATTACCGTTGGTGTGGATCTCAAAGAAGCGATCGCCTGTCGGGCCATACATGCGCGTTGTTGAGTCGTTTTGCACAAAACGGCTTAAGTCATTAGCTCGCGGAATTCTTTGCCATTGAACGCCACCACCTAAGCTATAGCGGTAGGTGTAGGCCGCGCCAGTCGTAGCACCGACAAATAAGCCGGAGTATGAAGGTTCACCATCGTTACGGCAGATGTAACCACTCAAAGCGCCCTCGCCCGCTTCTGTTGCGACGTCAGGATAGCCAGTGGTCCCCGCCGGAGTCAGGCGTAAGAAGCCAATATAAGAGAATGGATCACCCGTGAGATCATTACAATGGCGAGGTGATGCACCTAAGCCAATGTTATTAAGGATTGTCCAGTAGCCGCGATGCTCGCACCAGTCGGACCAATTAAGATCAGAACCATTACACCAACGGGTATAATACAAATCACTATAGTTATAGGGGTAATAAATTTGCGTACATCCCGAATCACTATTAGCACTATTCCCCAGCACGACAAGCGCGCCCGCATAGTTGCACGGGTAATTATGTTCAGTGGTGGCTTTTGCGTTGGTTTTCTGGCGATAGAAACCGGAATACTCACCAGTCAGGGTGTTTAGATCCGTATCTCCGAGGTCAGTTTTTTGTTCGTACATCACCTGTAAGCTGGTGCGGGCTTGTCCGGCATTACGCCCACCTGTACCGCCGCAAGATACTTGTAACGGAACGGTTTGCCCCGTACTTGTATCGTAAGCCCCCCAATGATAAGTCCCGTCCATGTTGTTTATGAAAAAATATTTACGACCATCGCCACTGTACACCTCCGATTCACCGCCGCGCTGAACAAAGCGACTTACTTCGTCCTTCCGGGCGTGACGGGTCCAGCCGTAAGTCCCATCGGCATTGTTATACATGTAGGTGTAGAGCGAGCGAGTATTCGTACCTACGAAACAACCATTGATGAACAGGCCGTCACCGCGTGCCAGCCAGCCTACCAGGTAGACTTCACCGGAAGCGATAGACGGGAAACCCGTCGCGGTGGCTTCTTCCAGACGAACAAAGCCAATATAGGCTGATGGATCAGTCGTGCAATCGGGCCAATCACGGCGATCAGCGCCCAAGCCGATAAGGGATAATGAGTCTTCTGATAGTGCTTTTGCTTGCTCCGCGTAAGTTTTCGCATTAGCTTCTGATAATGCGGCGGCGGTGGCTGCTTCTGCTGCTGCGGCTGCATTGGCTGCAATTTCTTGTTCGTCTGCTGCGACGTTGGCGGCGCTTGTTTCGGCGGCGTTGGCGGCGTCAGTAGCGATAGTGGCCTGTTCGGTAGCGATGGTTGCCTGTTGGGTGGCAGTGTCGCGGGCTTCCTGGGTAAGCGTCAGTGCTTCCTGTGCGGCGGTGGCGGCATCGGTCGCTGCCGTTGCTTTTTCGGTAGCGATGGTCGCTTGCTCGGTAGCCGTTGTCGCCTGGCTGATAGCCTCATTCATCCAGATGTAAGCCGTGCCACGATGATCTTTTGCTTCTGCTGCTGCTTCCGCTGCGGCGGTAGCTTGTTCGGTAGCGGTAGTCGCCTGCGTGGTGGCGGTGGCGGCCTGCTGCTCTGCGTTGGCGGCTGCTGCTTCCGCTGCGTCTTTTGCTGCTACAGCTTCATTCAGTGCTGCGGCGGTTGTTTCAACGTCTGCGGCGGTGGCTGCGGCGTTGGCGGTTGATTGCGCTGTTTCCGCCTGGATAGCGGTTAACAATGCTTCCACCTGCGCGGCATCACCATAATTTTTCCAGTATTCAACGGCAGCATAGATCTCTGACTCTTGCCCGGTAAAATACCGTAATGCTTCCGCTACGTCTTGCGCCAGCCCATCAACTGAGATCGAATCACACAATAAAATACTGTAAGCAGTACCCGCCGGAATATCCGGTGATGCTGCCGGGGTCACAGATAATTCCGTTTCACTGACAATTTCAGTGATGGAAAAGATCTGGATAGGGTCGCTTTTTACAATAACGGTGCACCCTACGCGGATCATAGATAAGGGTGCTTTAAAATTTGTGCCCGTCCCGGTCAGCGTGTTACCGGATACGGCAATATTTCCAATGGTGTAGATCATTGCAATGACTCCATTATGTTAATTAACGGAATAATTCTACCATTTTGTGATCTATGTTACATTTTTGGTTTATACAAAATGTATTTGTTGATTTATATCAATGTTGAGAAAATACAGTTTGTGGATACTACAACCAACGAAACAACGGAGGGTAAGACAATGAAAGGCTTAAAAAATATCGCTATCGTTGCAATGGTTGCTGGTCTGGTTGGTTGCGCTGACATGCCTAAACGTGAATGCACGGCAATTTATCAAACTGGCGGTAATGAATATGCGGTTGCAGTCTTCGGTGTCGCGGATGTTGGCGGTCATAAAATGGTTAAGGCCGGGTATCCGTTTAATTTTCAATGGGTAAGCGTTGACCACTTCAAGAAAACGGATTGCCCGGAACTGAATTAATCATAGGCGTCGGTTTTAATGGCGGTGATAGCGTTCCCGTGGTTGATATAGCCAGTTGGTGCATATACGCTACCCGCCTGGATACCGTAAATTCTGGTCGTGCTTCCGTTGTAATAAGCCGCCGCATAAATGGAGGCACTACCCTGTCCAACGAGCGCCCCTAACAATTGGGGGCAAATAGCATAAGAACCGGATAACGTCTGGTCTATATAAATCCCGCCACTTGATCCTGCTGTCCCCACGGTTACAAGGTCTGTTAATATTCTTGATTCATTAGTTAGCACCAGTTCCCCGGAAGCGTTCCAGATAGCCATTCCCCATTTCGGCAGCGATGGCGGGAAAATACTGAAAATATACGCATACCCCGAACCAGCACCGATCAGTAAAGTCGATGAACTATTTCTATAAGCTAATACAGCGGCGGCGGTAGTGCTTTTCACAAATACCATCACGGGTTTTCCGGGTGGCACGGCGACGGTTTGATTCGATGATGTTAATGCCACCCGTTTATATAAGCAAAGCGGCGTCGCTTCCGGTGTAACGAAAATATTCCCGTTACTTAATCTCAAATAAGCTCCGAAGGTTGCCATTAAGCCACCTCCGCAAATATAACAATTTCACACTGTGACGCGGGCCATATATTAGCGCCTACCGTGTTTCCTGCTGAGGAAATGGAAACAGTACCACCCGAAATAGTGATCTTTCTGCGCGTCGTTGACGTTGTGCCATAATCAAGTGTCATACCGTAGGATAATTTACATCCGGTCGGCACTGTAAAAGTATACGTGCCGGATACTTGCCCGGAGGATAGGGAAATATAACCAACCACGACTGAAGGTTTGATCCCGTAGTTGTTAGCTTTGCCGCTGGCGTCCCAGGTTGCTACGCCGAAAGTAGCCATAATTGCACCTCCTTAATAAAACTGAGGCCGAACAAGTCGGCCCCTTAATTCTACCATGATCCGGTAATCCGCCCAATTTGGACGCGTAAAACGCCGTTACCGTCTTTTACTGAAATAGTGGTATTTGTTAATTTCATTGCGCCTTCACCACTCACCGCGCCATAGTTTTCGAATGTACCGGATTTATCCAGCTTCCAGCCAGTGCTACCGGAAACATAGTTATTGGACTGGATGTAAGATCCAATTTTCGCGTTAGTGATTGATGCGTCTTTAATAAACGCTTCGCGCACATACATTGCACCGTTTGTAACATAGAAAGGTGTCGTATATGTGCCGTTTGCCGCCGTCATTAGCACAAAGCGGTCAACAAGGAAAATGCATTGTGATTGTGTGCTACTTCCTGATCCGGTCATACCTAACGAAATCCCGGACGCATACTTCATGCCGTTATTGTCAGTAGCGATCTTAATGCTCCACGTTGCCGACATATCTGTTTCAATACCGGCAATTGCGGTTTTGTTTTCTTCGATTGATACCGATTGCCCGTCGATTGAGGCCGTGATGCTTTCGATCTGCGTGGCGGTTGATTCCTTGTAAGATGTAAACGCTTCGCCCCACTCCGTGATCGTTGCTTCGTTTGCTTCCAGTGATGCGCTAATCTCCGCAAACTGTGTAGCGTTGGCCTTTTCGTGGGTAGCAAGTGCCGTTTGCATTTCGGTAATGGCTGCCGACACATCATCATCGATTTGGGCTTGCAATTGCTCCAGCTTCTGCGCGGTCGCTTGCTCATTGGTTGCAATCGTCTGATTAGTTTCAGTGATTGCCGCTTCATTCTCATCAATCTGAGATTGCAGGCTGGCAAACTGTGTAGCGTTGGCTTGTTCATGCGTAGCTAATGCCTGATCCATACTGCTGATCGCTGATGAGATATCGCCGTCTACTTTCGCTTCAAGGTTATTAATGGATTCAGCCGTGGATGATTCCAGATTGGTGATTGTCTGGTTAATCTCCGTTAAGCTGGCCTGGATATCCTCGTTTACCTGGCTTTCCAGTTTTTCGATTGATTGGCTTGTCGATTCCTCCAGCGTTGCGATCGTCTGCTGCATTTCGGTTAAGTTGGCGCTGATTTCGTCATTCACCTTGCTTTCAAGCGTGGTAAGCGCCTGCGCGGTCGCCTCCTTCTCTGTAGCAATAACTGAATCAATGCGCTCAATTTCTGCTTTCGTTTCCGCTTTCTGGCTCTTATATTGCGCCGTTAACGTGGTGCGGGTGCTGGTGTTGGCTAATGAGTTATTCATAAGCGCAATGGCTGCGTTTTGCAGGCTGGCGCGGGTCTGCATTAGCTCGTTTTCCTGCTCCGTCAATTCTACGCTGATTTCGTTAATCTGGCTTTCGTGCTCCCCAATTCCGTCCTCATTGTTTTTTACACGTTCTTCCAGATCGGCGGTTGATTCCTTCAGATCGGTAACAGCCTGGTCAATGTCTACCGTGGTTTGTTTCAGTTCTTCCACGTCACCCATTAAACCGCCTGTTACTTCGTCTATGGAGTCCTTGATCATGTTCTGGAATTGTTCGCCTTCCATAACTTCATTCAGCACGGCATCCGTGATTTCTTCGAAGTTTTCGGAAGGTTTACCGCTGGCTTCGATAAAGTCAGATACACCGAAAGCGTTTTTTGTGCGCACGTAAACGTAATACGTGTGCCCCGTTGCCATCCCGCCGAAGGTCCATTGATACCCGCGCCCGGTGAATTGCGCTGATGTTGTTACCTGGCTGAAGTCAGTGATCTGGTTTTCCCCGGCATAATAAAATTCGTAAGTGGTATCGGTCGTTAGTGTGGTGCTGTTGATCGGGTAGACGGTTGCCTGGAAAACACCTGGCACCCAATTAACACCAGTCGGCGCGGCTGGCGCTCCAACGATGAGATCTACCAGCGTTTCCGCACCCTTCATGCCAGCATCATTACGCCCGCGCACGCCCAACGAGTAATTCCCGCATTCAAGGCCGAAAAATTCATATCGGTAATTCTGCGTTTCGTAGCTTGCCACCACGCGCCCGTCTGCGTTGTATATGCGGATCTCAAAAGTCAGGCTACGCGTTGTTGTCTGTGTCTCCCAGGTGGCGCGGCATTGAACTGTCTCTGATCCAACGTTTACCACTTTCAAATTTTCGATGTTCGGCACGCGGAAGTGATTTAGCGTGTCGCTGCTGATTTCGAAGATTGTGCCTTCATCGACTACCGCCTGTTTATTTGGGTCGTGCTGCGCGGCCTCGATGGTGTACACGCTGTTATTTTCAGTTTCGGCTACACTGGTGATCCGACACAAAACGGGTTTTGCTGCTTCAGTGGATACAGCGAAAACGGTCCCGTTGCGTATCCATGCCGGGGCCGCCGCTAAGGTGATCTCATTTCCATTCACCCCGGTAATCTGGTGCTTTTTAAATTTGCCATCGCTATCGAGTAAGCTGATGGTGTCACCTGCGGTAATGTATTCTGAATCAACCTTATCGACCGTTATCACCTTGCCATTGTTCGCCACGATACGACCGCCTAAACGAGCGCCCGCGCGGTTATTGTCGAGGATCTCGATGATATCCCCTGGCGTAAAGTGAATCGCGTCACGGGCCATTTTAAACGTGAATTTTGACGGCTCGCGTTTTGCTGTTTCTATCAGCCATTTGCCCGCGCGGTATGCTTGCCCGCGTGATGTGCATCCGAACGCCTCCAGCGTGGTTTCGTTGTAACCGTCACGGGCGATCAGTTCATCATCTGATACATACTCTTTTGTTTGCTCCCAGCCGTTTTCCGGGTCGGTCCAGGACACAACAACCGCGTTGTAACGTTCGGCACGGGCGATGCTTGAACGGGTGAAAGCGCCATCAACGACGTTTGCGTTTGTGATGGTTGCAATCGGGTCTTGCGGCGCATCAATCATCACGGTAAGGCGCTGCCCGTCCCATAATGCGATGCCACGGAACATTCCGGCGATGTTATCCAGTAAATCACGGGCGCTTTTTTGTTCGGTGATATAGGCGTTAAGGGTAAGGCGTGGCTCTTTTCCGCCGTAGCCATCATCAACCAACTGATCGCAATATTGTGAAAGCGTGTATAAAGCGCCATCGTCAACATCAATATAACCAGCCTGTCGAGCAAGGCCGAAACGGTCGTTTTTGATCAGGTAGCGGAACAACCACGCGGGGTTATTGGTGTACGCCTTTTTAAAGCCACCCAGCCATAAACCGGAATAAGTACGCGTTTCCGGGTCGTAGTTATCCGGTACATCAACAATCAGGCCGCGCAGATGATAAGTGCGGGTGGGTGTGTCAGCGTACTGGTCATGGTCAATTACCGCACCTGCTACGGCTGTGTAAGGGTAAGCCAGGTTATCGTCGATGATCTCACTGTAGCTATTCCAGCGGGTATCATTCTGCAATAAGTCGCTTACACTGTCAGCGGTGACGCGCCGGACGCGAATATCAAACGGGCTTTCACTTGGCGCGTCAATGATGTGTGATTCCAGATATTCGCCGCTAATTTTACCAGTGATAGAAACGGCTTTAACCGCCGACCAGGTAGACGATGACGAAGGCTTAACGTCGATCGCCATTATAACCGTTGTATTGTGCTGATTAGATTCACTGTCGCTTTCCACTAGTGAGTCCACGCCAATATTTAACCGGACGCGCGTCACGTTCGGGTCTGATACCGTCCTAACCAGTGGGGTGTCATGCGTTACTTTTGCGTTAACCATTACCGTCGATTCGATGGCATTAAAACCATTAATCGGGGATTGGTCGAGCGTACCAGGCCGCCAGGCGACACTAACGCCCGGAATACTGGTATTTCCCACTTCATCGGTTATAGGTGTATCATTCAACATCACGCAGTTTAACGGCGCGGTCGTATTAACGGGACCATAAATCGGTCCTTCGCTTAATATATCCAGCACGCGATAAAACTGTTTATGATATAAGTTATCATTCAATAATTCAGGTGTTTTTGTTTTACCACCACCGCCGCCCATAGTAACCCCCTATTAACTTACAACGTCTAAGGCGTCTTTATTATTGGTTGTGTCAATACCCAAAGAACCAACATTCGAACCTATTTTCATTTCACCCAATAAGATCGGAACAGGTCGGCCCTGGCCTACTCTGTTTTCTACACTGGTGTAAGTGTTATTCGTTATGCTGTTATCCTGTGCGCTTTCGGCTGATGTTTTCGTTTTCATGTTCAGTGACATGAAAATAGAAAACGCCACGCTAACTACTGAAATCCCAATTAAGATCCAACCAGCTAACCCGATCCCGGTTAAACCACCTTCAACCACCGGGGCAATAATGATGGTTGTTCCGTCTGGATATTTGTTATTAACGGCGGCGGGTGCGGTTTCTTCGTTGTAATCCCTCCCGGCAATTCGTAAGCGCAATGGTGTACTTAAAAACGCTCGCTTAAATTCCTTATTCTGTGCGGTCAATAAGCGAAGCCCTTGCGCGGGCGTATCAACGTTTAAACACACTTTGCTGTAATATCTTCGAAGATTGCCCGTAAATCTAAATTTGAGCATTTGTCAGATCTCCATATTGAATGCGTTTGTCGAACATACGCGGGCCGCATTTGCTCGCGGCGGCTCAATAGTCCGGCATGGTCATGATGCAAAACCGTGTTATTCCCCAGGTAAACCATCGCATGACACGGATCCGCGCCTTTAAATGGTTGCCTGATGATCACGTCGCCCGGCTGGATGTTTTGCGCGTCAACCTGGAAAAACCCGTTTAAAGGCAAGTTTTTTAAATACAGGTTTTCACCACGTAGCCACCACCCATCAAGGCGCTCGAAGTCCGGCAGATCCACACCGCAAAGGTGATAAGCGTCCCGGAAAAGCGTGTAACAGTCAGTCGTTCCGTGTATGAACTTTCGGCCTAACAGGTGCGCCACCGGACGGAATTTTCTGATCTTGCCATCGGAATATAAAAACCACGGTAGCCCGGAAATAACCTGCTGTTGTCGATCCAGTGCCGACAATACCGGAATATCATCAACGTGAGAGTGGAAAACGGCGGTTATAGCGCCCATTCCGTCCGCTTTGATGTAATCGTCCGGCGAAATCTTGAAACTGTTACACGGCGTTTCAGACACGTTCTTGCACGGATAAAAACGCTCGTTATTTATCACCAGTCCGCAAACTTCCTCAAACGGTCGAGCGGCGGCATAGCAAAACATTTCATCTTCAAGCGCCATAATTAGCTCACCTTACCCGAACCAGGAAAGCACGAAATCGGTAGCGGATTTGGGCGCGGGAAACGCAAGCGACAACCGCTTAGGCGGTGGCTGCATTTGTCCAGCGTCGGGTCATTGGTCGGTGTGTCTTTGTCGGTGGCAACTGGCCCGCCAGCGTAGCCGCATCCATCGCCTTTGTATTGCCATTGGCAAACGTCCGCAAGGATGGTGCGCCCTGGGATGATGGCCTTATCTGCATCAATCGGCGTTGCCAGTTCATATTGCACCTGGTCGGCGGTTTCTTCGCTCATTGCCTCGACAACGTAAACCGATACGGCCTCGATAGATGGATCTGCATCGGGATTGCCGTTAGGGAAGTTAACAGCGTCCAGGTACTTTACCGCCACCTGGCGGCGCGTTACCTTCATTCCTACCAGGTCGTTGTAATCGTTGTTCATTCCGGTAACAAGGCCGCCCATATTGGCGACCGCCATTTGGGGCCGCGAATAAACGCCCTCGTTTTTCATCTCAAAGCCGCTAACCTCGATCGGGTAGCTGTTGTATGCAATCCCTTTCCAAATTACATCACCGTAATAACCATTCGTGCCAGAATGGAAGCGGATAACTTCCCCACCCAGGGGCGACAAGTCCAATTCGAACAAGTCAATCACCGCGCCCACGCCAGCGTCCACGGAATCAATAATCATCTCTGTCGGTATATTGCGCATTTTCTCACCTTCTGATTTTGTGATCTGCGTCACGCCAAATCATACCAAAATGGATTGATCGCGGTTTGTACAATATGTATATTTTACTCAAACGGAAGCACAGTTAACAAAATGGCACAAAAGGGCGCGGGATGAACGATAAACTATGGCGACTGACCTTATTCATGAGTAACGGGCGTGATATCGAGGCTGAATTCGATAACCCTGGCGACGCCCTAGAAACGGCCCTCGACCTATCGGAAAAAGATGATCGCGTCCTGGGCTACCGGATTAAACCGATTAAAAGCGGGGATCAGTAAAATGCAAAAATACCGTCTCGATGTATGGATGGCAGGCAGTAAGGATTGGGAAGGTTACGGCTTACATGACAGTTACGAAATGGCAGTCGAGGAAGGAGAAAAACTTGTTCGCTTCTTCGGGCGCGCCAGGGAATTCAAAATAACTCCGGTACAAATAGCCGAGAAGGTGGAAGATATGAACCCGAAAGATATTAACTTTAACGTCAATGTTGAATTTGCAGACTCTATGGATCAGTCTTGCCCTGGTGAAATCCACGCAAAAGGCTTCCCGGCTGACGATCCTGAAGCAAAACGCGAATACGAAAATGCTGCTAAAGACTTCTGTATCGATAATTTAAGTTGCTTTGATAAATAGGCGGCAACATGGGGCGGCGCAATCACGGTGATTATGTGTACACGTTGAAACAGGCCGCCCGTCTCATCGGTTATCATGAGCACGAATTTATTGATTTGCTGATTGAGCGCGGGATACTGTATCAGGTCTGTTTAACGCTGTACCCAAAAGCAAAATACTTACAGGAAAAGTTATTCATTATTATGACGGATGAAAACCAGGTTAATCATTCATTCGTCACTGACAAGGGCGTTAATTATCTGCGTGATAACTTATAGGCGGTGATTATGGATGAAGTAATCGAAAATGTTTTGGTAGTGGCTGGCGCGATTGCCATCGTTTATGCCTTTCTGAATTAATGGGGTGAACCATGAAAATCGAAGTTTTAGCGCTAATCGCAATGGGCTTGATAGTATTTGGCGTGCACGCTGCGGATTGGGATTGGTGCGCAATAGCTGAGAACATGGCGCACGCTCACCCAATGGGCTTGATGCACATGAACTTCTAACACGAAAAACCCCGCTTCGGCGGGGTGTTATTTTATTTGTCGTTCCGACTATCGATTTCGTAAAAAATAGCCATACTTACCGCGATAATAAATACCATTACTAAGCCATCAACCAGCATATTAAACGCCCTCAATCAAGAATAAATATTCCTTCCCTTCGTAAGATCTGCATCCCACATACCCGTCGCCGTAGTCATGCAAATACCAGATATCCCCTTTATCACTCATCACCGTGAGATTATCGATCTGATAGTCTTCGAATAGCGTAAATGATTCATCGCCAGTCTTAACGCACATCCCGTACATATTGCCCCCTTTAATTCATCACTTGCTCAAACGTCGCGGTTAGCGTGAACACAGGGCCATCCTTTGTCATGTTCCATTTTCGGCAGACAAAAAGCCTTTGCTCCCCATCCATTGATGGCGTCCAGTAAAACGCCTCGACCGCGCCGCGCGCCCGTAAAAACGCCTCCGCCTGGATCGCTGGATTGCCAGCGTCACCGCATCCGGCGCTTGTACCCTTAAAGACAAGGCTATAGCTATCAAGCAAAGGGTTAATCCCTTTTGTCTGCCTTTGTTCATAACCATCACCCAGCTTAATAACTGAAACGTTCGGCTCCCTGGTTACGCTGTAGCTACGCTGCGGCGTCCAGGTAAACACTTCCGGCATAATTCCCCCTATAAGTTACATTTTGTGTACATCTTTACGCGCTTCTACGCGAAAAATGAGAACTTCATCACAAGAATTATAACCAGTTTACAAAATGGCTTCACACAGGACGCAACAAGATGTATACAGAAAGCAAGAAGAAAAGCAGTACCAACAAAGGAGGCCCAAGATGAAACGCAACGATAAACACTACGCGGTCGTGATGCTTAACGACGCATTCGAACAAGTGGAAGTGGCGATCGTTAAAGGCTTCGACGATGCATTTAAAATGGGCCAATTCTACATGAACGTGAAGGAAAACGAATACCGGGATTTTTACCTGAAAGCGGTCAACTAAGGATGATGGGGGTGGGCTATGAAACTGGTAGCGATTGATAAAAATTTGAAAGCACAAAAAAACGCGCAGGACCGGATCATCAAAAAGGGTAAGGCTTTATTAAATGCTTTCCTAAATAAAGAAGCCCACCCCAAAAAGTTACGAGATGGTTATGGTTTTAAATTCGATATCAACCCTGATTGGCGGCTTTACAGCCAGGATCTAAAAGTTTGGTTGATTGTTGAGCATCATAAATACAATGAATTATGCGGCGTGCGGGGGTGTCATAAATGAAATGGCACGAATTACATAGCTACGGCATCCGGTTTTCCCTGGTTGTCCTGAAAGATTGGTTTAATCGCCAGGTGGCAAACGATGCGTTAATCCCGTTTGCTGATAACAAGCCTTATAAGCGCGATGGGGTGAGATATGGAAGATGATAAATTTACATGGCGGGAGATCTGGAATATTTGGTTGGTAATTTTCGGAAGGGGATATATTGCGCGGAATGGTCGATTATAGGGGGAAATAATGATTATTCATGAAACGGAAGGTTGTCGGCGGATTAATCTTAGCATTGAATATGACGAAAGATTATGGCTTGAAAGTGACTGCGAATTAATCGTCATAGACAAAAAGCAAGCCGCCGAACTGATAAGCGCATTACAGCTTTATGTAAACAACGAATTTAAAAATGACGAAGTTGAATAAAGAAAACCCCCAGCTTTCGCCGGGGGTTATTTTATTTTTTGCGCGGTTGGATCATGCCTCCAGGGCGTTGGCTTTCGCGCCTGATAATCCCCATTGCCGTATTCTCGATTGTCTGTTGTAGGCGCTTGCTGTCTTCTTCGCCAAAACCATTTGTCGTGTTTACTGTGATGTTAACAGGCATATTGATGCCGCCGCCACCCATCGCGCTATTGCTTACCACGCGACCGTTTTCGCCGGGGATCATGTATTGCCGCCCGTTAGTGGCCTGAAATAATTCTGGCTTGTTATGCTCACCCACGCGGTATAGGTTGCCACCAGTTACGCTACCCCCATGATAACGCCCGCCGCCAAAAATGGATGTCGCCAGCGTCATGATCGCAGATAATGCCGCCGCACCAGCCGCCGCCCAGCTACCGCCAGTTGAAGCCGCCGTTGCCGCCGCTGCCGGGGCCGCTGCCGCTGCGATCTGACCTTGCGCCGCTACCGCGCCCGCCGTGGTACTGGCTTGCGCTGCCTTGCTCTGGCTTTCCATCATGATCTGATCGGCTATCCAGTTTGCTGCAATCTGAGATAAGCGGTTACCTACCGTGCCGAGGATGTTACTACCCAGGTTAGCAAACATCTCGCTAAGGGATTGCGTGCCATTGACTAATCCGGTAATGGCGTTACCCATGCCGCTTGTTAAACCGTTGACGCAATCACCAATAAGCGCGTTAGTGTCGCTTTGTGCCTGCCATTGTTCCCATTTGAGCGCGGTTAGCTGTTGTTCATAGGCTAACTCTTCCATTTTTAATTGGGCCTGTGTAGCGCCTAAATCAGTGAGCATTTGCTTTCTGATAGTCCATTCATTTTGCAACTGCTGAATAGGGTCTACCTGGCCTTTTTTCTTGTCTTCATCAGAGACAAGGCTGTCCCATTTGGCTTGCTGTTCTTCCTCGCGTAACTGTTTCAGCGTGTCAGCCAGTGCCTTGCTTGCGCCCTCCTTCGCGGCTGTATATTCCAGATAAGTGATCTTCCCTTGCTTGTACGCTGCATCCAGGGCTTTTTGTTCTTCGCCAAGTTTACGCATTGCGGCGGCGTCTTTGTTGTACTGGTCGGAAATATTTAAGCCTTCATCGCCTAACTTATCCCAATCAGATTTTTTCGGTTTCTTGCCCTTCCCGTCCTTGCCACCGCTGCCACCGCTGCCGCTTCCTGTTCCGGTAGGTTTCGGCGGAACGTATGTACCATTAATGCGGGCTTTTGCTTCGTCGGCTTTCTCGTTGGCTTTTTCAAGGTTTTTATTAGCTGTGTCAACCTTACCCTCTAAGGTTTTCATATTGTCATCGGCAATGCCTAACGCCGCCTTTGCAGGCCCGGCAATTTCTGGATCCTCACTCTGTGCTAATTTTTCCAGGATAGCGCGGTTTTTCACCATACGATCCAGTTCGGCTTTTGCCTTCCGGGCGTTTTCCTCAATGTCTTTGAGTTGTTTGTTTATCTCAATTAAGGCCGCTTCCAGTTCATTTTTGCTCATATCGTCGAACGACATAGCCAATTCGTCGATTTTGGCTTTTGCGTTGGCGGCTTTCTCTTCGGTGCTTTCCATGTTAAGGATAAGCGTACCCAAGCAAATAGCGGCGGTCATGATTGCGCCAGCGGGGCCACCAAGTAACCCTAACGCGCCATTAAAGATCCGCATCCCGATACTGGCGGCTTTTGCTGCTGTACCGGAAGCAACGATTGCCGCGTTAGCCGTGGTGGCAGCGGTGCGCATAGCCGTGTAAGCGGCGGCGGTTTGCGCTTGCGCTACACGGAGACGAGCAAGCGCGGCGGTGTGGGCGTTTGTACCCTGCGCGGCCTGGTAGTGGGCGCGGGCCTCCCCTTCTGCCTGCAATGCTGCTTTAAGTCCGGCGGCGGCTGTGTGTAGCTGCTGGCGTGCCAGGTTGGCTTCTGCTGCTGCCTGCTGCGCGGCGGCCTGTGCTGCTTTCTGGTTGGCGGCTGCCAGCCGGATGTTTTCCGCCGTTGCCTGGATAATGCCACCCAACGCCCGACCACCCATTACAGCACCAAGCGCGATGGCTGAGGCGGTTACAACGTCCAGGTTTTCAGATAGGGTAATCAGCGTGCTGTTAAACGCGTTAATCCCGCTACGGATCACGGAGTTTTCACCGAAATACTTAGTCGCGTTGTTGGTGGCGACGGTGAAGGCGTCCGACATGGTGATCGCCATATTGCTGAATTCTTTATCGACTTCGGACTTCATCGCCCGGACCGCTGCGATAATTATATCTTTCGTGATCTTGCCATCCTTCGCCATTTCACGTAATGCGGTACTGGATACGCCCATTGATTTTGCGATACCTTCCGCCAGGCGTGGCGCGTTCTCCATTACGCTATTAAATTCATCGCCGCGCAATTCACCAGACCCCAAAGCCTGGGCCAATTGTCTGATCCCGCCTTCCATTTCGCTTGCGGATGCACCGGACACCTGAAAGGATTTGTTAATCGTTTCCACGATGCTTGCCAGGTCACGCCCGCTTAGTCCACTGTCACGCGTTGCGCGTTCCAATTTGGAGTAAAGCGCGGCGGTGGCGTCCAGTGGTGACATTGATTTCTGTGCGGCTTTAAAAACCCGGTTTGTAACTTCTTCCAGTGATTCATTTGACCGGACGGAGTTAACCAGCTTATTGTTTACTTCTTGCCAGGCGTTGGCGTAGTCAATGATCTTTCTTGTCACCAGTGCCGCGCCAACCGCACGGGCGACCGTGGATAAGCCAGCCAGGGATTTACTCACCTTATCAGCGGCGGTGTCTACCCGTTGCAGGTCTTTTTCCATCGCTCCGGTTGCTTTGTCTACTTCTTTCTGTGCAACCAGTAGCGACCCGGTTTTGGCGTCGACCGTGTATTCAATCGCGCCTACATTTTTAGCCATAGCGTTGATCTCCGTTTTTGTGATCTGTGTAACTATTTTATACAAAATGGATTTGCTTTAACGACTCCATTTTGTATAAAGAAGCTATAGGAAGTGGTTAGTAATTCAAGGCAAACGGGGTGTTTTATGAAACGGTTAGCGAAAGTGGCAATAATGGCGGCGCTGGTTGGGCTGGTTGGTTGCGAACAACAAGCAAAAAGCCTTGAAAATATTAAACAATTTGAAAAAGAAATAGCTGAAAAACATCAAGAAATGGAACGGGATAACATTGGGAAACAGTGGGCCGTGTGGGAAGGTAAGGACGATATGCACGATACACCCAATGTACAGCTACATGTCAAAGCGGTAAAATTTAACGGTCAGCTTGATGATTTCCCGGCACTGAAAGCAAAAGAGAAAAATAAACCGGTATTAGTTATCGAATGCAAAGCCAATACAACAAAAATGTTTGTAGCCTGGCATAACATGATTGCGGATGCTGGCGATACCACCCAAGTTACCTACCGGATCGGGGAACATAAAGCGGTGAAAGCAGAATGGCAACGGGCAACTAACTATAAAGCCCTGGGATTATGGAACGGCAAAAAAGCCATCCCGATGATTAAAAAAATGCTTAACGAGAAACAATTCATTATCGAAACATTGCCGGAAGCGGGCTATATCGAAAAAGCAACATTCAACATCGAAGGCTTAGAAAAACATATCAACAAAGTGAAAAATGCTTGCCACTGGAACTAAACAAAAGCCCGGAACTACCGGGCTTTTTTCTGTTTTAATTTTTTCATTCTTTCCAGTGCCTTTCTTGCGGCCTGCATCCCATCGTCATAAGCCTTTTTATCTATGGCGGCATCTGGTCGTCTTTTCTCGTTTTTCGCTTCTGGCGGCGTTTTAGCGCGTACAGCGGCCCTATATCCGGTCATGGTCATGGCCCACGCCTCTGATTCAGATAGTCCAAGATGAGCAACGGCGGAATAAACGTAATCAAGAACATCGAACGTTGATTTATATTCCCCTTCCTGCTTATCAGTTTGTTGTTTGTTACCGGGGATGTCACCGATTAAACCGTGGTACATGCAATGTTGCGCCAGCGTGATGACGTCCTGAGTTGGCAGCAAGCCAGGGCGCAACCGTAATTTGCCCGCCGGAGTAAATCTACACTCGCCCACCAGCGGCCCTATTTCGCTTTCTGCGCATGATTTCAGAATGTGAATAGCCGTCTGCACCAGTTCACCATAACACCGCGCTAAAACCCGTTTGCGAAGGTCTGGATCGATAGGGAAGATTTTCGGATACCTTCCACCATGAACAATGGCAAAGTAGCGCACCAGTTCGGAATCATCACCGATTCGCGCCATAGCTGCAAAGGATGGATTAAATATATATGCGTGACCATCAACCTTAATTTCAAATTGTCCGGTACGAACATGAATCATAATCATCACCCTAAAAGAAAAGGGGCCGGATGGCCCCATTAAATGTTATTCAGTAGGAACTCCGTCTTCGGCGACTTCTTCCGCCGGGAGGTCATCGGAGGTGACTTGTCCGGCGCTGGAACATTCGATCGACCAGGTGCAAACGTCATCGTGTGGATCGTCTTCTTCAAAGTTGGTGCAAAGGAATGGTCCCTCTGTTACGTCCATCGGGGAAACAATTTTCAACCATACATAAGGCTGTCCGCCAGTGGCTTCACCTGGATTGATGGTATGGCGTTTCAATGCCTTCTGATTATAGATTTCTTCGGTACGGGATACGCCATCACCGGAGAAAGAAACAGATTTGTAAGTTACCAGTGATTCTTTGGTGTAATCAGCGGATTTGTCAGCGGTGGCGTCTGCGGTTTCCCATTCGACGGAAAGCGTTTTAGCACGCATCATGCCAAGCTCTAAATAATCTTCATCCGCTGGCTTCGCGTTAGGGCAAGCAATAGCGTAAAACACCGCGACGTCGCGCCCTGTGAATGCGCCTTTCTGGCAAGTTGTAGACATATTCTTTTACCTCTTATCTAGATATTATGGCTTGGAAAGCTACTGTGAATATATAGCGCCCTTCCTTCGTCATGATCGCCGGAATAGCGCCAGTTGGTTTCATGTGAACAATTTTATCAGTTTTAAATTCAGTTAACATACTTTGCCGGATAGCATCGGCAAGATCTTCCACTTCACTGATATTTTTATCATTGCGAGAGGAAATAACCAGGATGCGGAAATAATCGCGGGTGATAGCTTCTTCCCCCGCCGCGCCGCCGTTTTGCTGGATCACGATATAACGATCATTGTTTGTATCCGGTCGCTCATTCCAGAAACGGGCCTGTAAGATATAACCTTCATCATAGCCGTGGGATTGAATCCAATCTCTTATATTGTCGTAGACTTCGCTGCGTTTCATATTTGATAACCTCGCTCAATCTCTCGCGTAATTTCTCCTAAGTTTTCGTCAATACCTTTGCGCAAGAATTCCGGCTCCGCGTTTGGATCCCAATATTCACCATTCCCCGTGCCGCCGCCGAACTCCACCCCGTCACTAGTGCGCCCGAAGTTTTCGCGCGGTTGGCCTTTTAATTTACCCGGCATATCATGCACCCATTCCGCATAGCGTGCCGTATATCCCAGGCGCAATTGCATTCCGGTTGGCGTGTTATCAATTTCCTGATATTGGCTATTAATTAGAAAACTGGTGTCCACTGGCGTTAATAATGCCGCATATCCGCCGCCAATCATGCCAACACGCCATAAAACACTGGCGGTCTTCTTATCGGCTATCTCTTTTAATTCTTGCTTTATACGCTCGCGTACACGCTTAACACCCTTAATAGGCATAGAAAACCCCTTTAATATTTACTTTGCACGCTATTACCTGTAATGATTTTATAATCCGGCGTGTCGTTAAACATGCTCATGTCCCATTCAACCACACCGGAGATCTCATTCGCGCCAGCCTCAAGCGGATCAGAAAAAGCCGTGGTATCACCTGGGGCAATCATCCACCCTTTCCGGGGGCGCTCCACTGGTTGCAGGTTGTAAAGCAGTTCGGTAAATATGACGTAACTAACATCGGTTTCACTCCCGCGCTCGTCTTCGTCTTTACCTTCCGTCGCCGTCCAGGCGCAATCAATCAGGTAAGGTTGCCCGTATACCTTCGAATTGTTCCAGTCGTCATACGTTACGGGGTAAATAGTGGCTAATGCCTTGTAACTGAATCGGGCAATCTTACTCATAACCGTAACTCCACTTGATGATTTTTGGATGGGTTTTCGCCACGCGCGGGCAAAGAATTACCCATTGACCAGTATCATTGAGATAGGCGGCAACCTGTCGCCCGGTGTCAGTCTTCACCCACACACGGGTAAATGGCTTCGGTAATACCGGATCCGGTAACGTTAGGTCGTTCCACATGGTTACAACCTCCCGCTTTTACCAATCCAGATCCCGGCGTGCGCGGTGGCTTCAGGATCTGCCGGAATCAGTTCAGCCGTGCAATGGTGCTTATCAACGGAATAAAGCAACGTCCGCGCCGCTTTCAGTTTCTTGTTGAAATCGACATAGCGGTAGGACTGGTTTGCACCGTTCGGACCTGTCTGTGAGGAAATATATTTATTCGCCTGCGTGAGTCCTAACAGGCCGATCAGATAAAGTTGTATTAGCGTTGCAGTGGAGGCCGGATAGTTAGCATCAAGACATTCATTAACGCTATTTGCTTGCTCCACCATCAAATCCAGAATGATGTCGGGTAACTCTATCCCCTGGCTGTCGAGATAGTCCCGCGCCTGTTCAGTAGTAACCATTTTGCTTGCTCCACATACAAAAAAAATCCCCGGCATCGCGCCGGGGAGTTACAGGAAACATTTAGATTAATCGTGACCGTAAACGACACCGGAACGGCCCAGCATGTCGGAAGTGATTTGTAAACCTTCAGCCGACATAATGCGGAAGTTGTAGTTGTCGGTCGGCATCATGCGCGGCAGCGGCACAACACCAGTAGTCATACCAATCAGTGGGGTGACTACATCTTTGCGACGTTGATAACCCAGGATTTCGTTGCCTTTCAGGGCGAAGGTTTGGGTAATTTCACCAACCGGAGCAAACGGTTTGATGATATCCAGGACACTACCAACGATCGCGCCGTTAACGATGTGCGGACGGGCCAGGTTAGCCATAATTTCAGGGGATACCCACAGACGATCATACTTAGCAACAAAGTTATTGCGTGCCAGTACGCCGAACTCGCCAACGGTGAAGAAATCGATAATTTCTTCAAAGCCTGCGGTAGTCAGGTCAATGGTCAGGGTTAGTTGTTGGGTGTTTTTGTGGTTTTTCAGACCCATTGCTTTATGACCGTCAACAACCATGCGTTCATTCCCGTTCAGGTAGAAATCTACGCGTGCTTTGTTGAATTTTTTCAGTTTCAGGCGCTGGCTGTCCAGTGCAAGGTCGATACCTACGGTATTCAGGCCAGCGGCGTGACGCCAGTTAACACCGTAACCCGCTGCGAACATCGGGATCGGGTCGCCATCGCTACCGTATTCAGTGTGGTCGAAGCCATGCGGAACTTGACCGTCCATAGACATGACCACTTCATCGTTGATATCGCCAGCGACGCTATACATTTTCAGAGTTTTACCGATAGGTAGCACGGTTTGTACAGCCATCAAGTCGTTTACGATCTCGATACCGATCTCTTCGGTGTTCAGTTCGATGATCTGGTTATCAATTTCTTTCCAGAATTCCTTCTCGAAGCCGCCAACGGCGTTACATGCCAGCATTTCAGTGGTCATGTTTGCCTTATTGGCTGCAATCATGGCGTTGTGCTGGTTGTTGTAAATGTTACGTTGCGCCCACAGTTCAGCCCAATGTGCCTGAAGGCGGCTATTAGCGGCTAAATTTTCTTTGGTAAAGTACATGTTTTTCCCCTTCTAAAATTAAGCGACGCGGACGCGGACAAAATCAACGTCTTCTAAGGTGACGTTTTCCTGGCAGAATGCGACGGTTACATCGCCCAGCTTGATAGCCTGGTCTTTCACGTATTTACCAGCATCAAGACGCATGGCGAATTCACGCCCTTCTTCCACGTAGTCAGCTACAACGGTTTCACCTGCTGCGATAGCATCGCCAATACCCTTACCTTCATGATATGCAGGGTTAACGATATACAGGCGACCTGTTGCGTCGGTAGCGTTCATAAACACGCCATCAACCAGGGAAACCAGTTTACCCGGCAAAACTTCCTCGCCTGCTGCGTAGGTTTCGGTAATAGATTTACCGTCAATATTTACACGACGAAAACGAAACATTGTGATCCCCTCTTAATTAGAAATAAGTGTTAAAGTCTGGCACTTCGCCTTTTTTGCCTTCTTCGGCGGCATTGGTTGCCAGCGGCGCGGCTTTGCCCAGGTTTTTAAACATTTCTTCTAATGCTTCACGACCCAAATCATTAGCAACAATTTCGCCGTGGACTTTTGCTACTGCGGCGCGTTTTGCTTCGACTTCTTTATCTGCGTTTGCTGCAATTTCTTCTTTAATTGCTTTCTGGTTGGTCTGCAATTCTTCTACGCTTGCCTGTACTGGTTTTAATGCTTCAGCTACTGCATTAGCGATATTAGCGGCTAAACCTTCGTTAATTTCTTTTACCAGATCGGCGCGTTCTTCTTTGGTCAAAGGCATGTCGGTTTCCTCTTTCTTATTGGCCTGGATTTTTTCTTTCAGGATGAATAAATCAGATAGATGTTCAGCGAATTGAGCGAACCAGGATTTGGAATCCTCGTTAGTTTGCAGTTCGCCATTATTGAGAATAATTTTATCAGCCTGTTTTTCATATGCGCAAACTTGAGCACTTTCAGTATTAGTAGCGATCGTCACTTCTTTATCAGTGAAGTCCACCACATACACATAATCGGCATCAGGGAACAATTCCCGCGCCGCGTCGGTTAATTGTTTTTCAAGGGTGCGATAGCTATTTTCTTTCATCGCCACCGTCATTAACGGTTTCGCCTGGTCGGTGTTAACCATCAGGCCAACGCCCTGCTCTGGTGATGCGGCGGGCGGTTCATGCAGTAAAATAGCGTCATGGTCAATTGACATAATTTTCACTACGTGATCCGCACCCTGGGCTTTCATCTCTTCAGTAGCTGGCATACGTTGACGATATACAGCGACGGAAGACCAGATCGGATCCTTGCTTTCGCCTTTCTCCAGCGCTTCCAGTCGGGTTAATAATTCCCGGCCCTGCTCTGAATGGCTGGCGGTTTCCACGTCCACCCATTTTTCCACATAAACACGATTGCCGCGTAATTCCACGTTTCTATTCCATGCTCCACAAAAACCCGTGTTTAATCCCTCCGGGCTAAATGCGGAAACAAATTTACCGTCTACGGTAGGATGACCAAGCGGGGCGAGTGTGCCCTCCAGTGACTGGTAATTAGCGATAATTTCAGCTTCCGGGTAATATTCCCGATTCATAACGATGTTAAAGGGTAATGTGTAGGACGGGACGACAATATGTTCCCGCCCGTTGTATGTTTCCCGGCGGATGGTATTAGCGGTTAATTTGGTATTAACCTGAATTAATTCTTTATTCACGGTCTTTACTCCCAATCATTACCATATTTAGCGTGCGCCACCTTGTAATTTTCTTGCGCCCGTTGTTCGATTCGTTTGTTTAATATCTTACCGTTTTCATCCACCAATACGGTAATCGTGGTGCATTTGCAGTTAATCGAGTTGGGCGATTCACTCCACCACTTCCTTTGCTCGTCTATGGTGTAGGTGTTCCCGTGCCGCCGCGCGTGTGATAGCCTGGTTGTTGGTGATAATGCCGAAATATGCAATTGCTTAGTGCGCAGATTGAATTCTTCTATCGCCGCTTCGGCCTCATCCATACGCGCCGTGCGCAACGCTGTGCATATTTCCGTTCGGGCAATACGTTTGCACCTGTATAGCGGCAATTTTGTTTCCTGCTCCAGCGTGCGGGCTATTTCAAGCGGATTTAAACCACGGGCCATTCCTTCGGTTAATCGGCGGGCCATATCCTTTTTGATCTGCGCAGTGAGGCCGCGCATTTCTTCAAAGACACGGGTGCGGACCAGTGCAAGCCTGGTGCGATAAGGTGTACTGGCTAACACGTCCGCTACTTCAGGATAAGCCCTGGCATATGTGACCGACTGGTTAGCCAGGTTAGCGTGTTCTTGAGATGTCCCGCGCTGATAAGCGGCCTTCACATAGTTTTGCCAAAACCAGAATGAATCAGGATCAGATAGCTCGAATATCTCATCAATCATTCGACCAGCATCATCAAGCAATGTTTGCAGTTCATCCATGTATATCTGAAAGGTGTATTTCTTATTCAGTGACTTTTGCGCGGGTATCTTGTCCAGGATGTCGATATAAGGTTGCGCCACTTTCTTTAAGCACGCTTTAAACCGCTTATCAGCCCCCGACCGTAACTTACCTGTCATGGTCGGGTCTTCGGTGTTATTTGGCATTATTGCGGACGGCGGTATCTTTTTGATTATTTTCTTTATCTTCATCCTCGTCTTCCTCTTCTTCCAGCTCCACTTCCTGCGTCGGGCCTTCATATCCGGCAGCTTCGCGGATTTCTTCACCGTCGAATATTTGCTCCCCGGTGGCTAAACACGCCTGATTGATTTGCGCCATCTTATGGGCCGCTTCCAGCATTTCGGCCTTAGTCATGGCGTTAAGGTCGTCCCATATCACTGATATATCGGCAGGCATTGCAATCAGACGAAGATCTGCCAGTTTGCGGAAAAGGTCTTCCAGTTCACCGCCGATTTCCTCGCGTCGAGTCATACAGCGATTATTGAAGTAGCGGAGATCTTCGGTTGATGCGCGCTCACCTTGCTGGTTCCCAACGAGGATGCGAGTAGGAATATCAATACCAGCGGCGGCGGTTTGCAGGTTGACGTCATAGGTTGCCGAGGGATCGGCTACTGCTGTGACCAATGGGCTTACGGTAGCGCCTTGTAACGCCATCATCACGTCATTGCCCTTGTTAATTTCAGCGGTGGCCTCGTTGAACTTCTCGCGCAGTTCCGTAACGTCGCAATCGTAGGTCGCAGCCAGGGACCGAAAATCAATTTCCTTATCGAATGAGATAGCCAGTTGACGCGCTGCGTTTTTAAGGAATGACTCACCGCTACCCCCTTCCACCTTCTCCAGTGAAACGAAGGCGTTATAGGACGGCTCAAGAAAGGCTATGGCGTCTTCAGAATAGTCACCGAAGATGAAAACCCGGTCCGCGTGGATCTTCCGGTCTACGGTCTTCCCGTTGATGCGTTCTTTGTACTCCCACCAGGTCGGCAGACCATAGTTCGGTTTATCTGGATCCTCTTCGAAGTCTTTCGGCGTCAGTGCGCCAGCCCACACAGGCGTAAACTTCTCGATCGCTGTTCCCTTAGTTACGGGCTTATCCCACGGTTGGTTATCTTTGACGTGGATTAATAGTCCGGCATAACGACCGATGAGGCGGCGACGGTCGCATTCTGAGATAGTGCGCCAAAAACGATTATCAAATTGCTTTTTAATCGCCTTTTCCCAGGGCGTTTCCTTTTCGGCGCGTTCATCTTCCGTCCCCTCGATGATAACCGGGGATGTGCGCCAGCAAGTGGTAATTATCTTTTCGATGGCCCCGTGAGCGATACCACCGCGACGATACAGCTTATATAAATCGGTGTAGGTGATTTCTTCTTTGAATCCGTATTCACTCCATGCTGCGTTACGTTTCGCATCAATACCCATTGAGAATGGGTTAGCGGCAGCATAGCGGACCATTGCCGCATGACGTTGTGATAATGCAGCATTGACCGCCAGTTCAAGGTTTGAAGGCATAATGTTTACTCCTGAATACACGTTTACGCGTCGCTACGCGAAAAATAGAAAAATTCGTGAGGGATTGTGAGGCAGATTTCAAAATCAGCGTAGGCGCTTCGGTAACATAAGGCCCATAGCTTGAGGCTGACTCAATTCAGTGATGCCCCACACCATAGCGTCGAGTCGGTCCGGGGATTTTTTGGCGGTAGCTGGCACGTATTCCATCATTTGATTTTCCAGCATGTACAGGCTGCCTGTGTGGGCCACCCTTCCTTGTGCATACAGTGCTGATATTGGCTCGGCGCGGGCGAATTTACCCTTGCTTGCGTGCACCTTAACAATGCGGCCTTTGAATCCGGCGTTACGTAGCGTGGCCTCTGCCATTTCGCCGCCCTGGTTGGTTTCGATAACTATCGCGTCAGCTTCATGGATGTTGTAAGCGTTCATTGAGGCTTGCGCCCATTCGTTAGGAGACATGCGGCCTGAGTAGTCACCGTCTACAGAATACTGAGCGCACTTGCCGCCACCATAAGCGGAACACGCCACGATCCCGGTTTCGTCCGACGCTTCCGATGATGTTGTTGCCGGGTCGATTGCTATCACCGTGCGGATCCTGTCCTGCGTTATCTGCATTCTGTGCGCGGCGGTTATCATTGCTTCCGACCACAATGCGCCCTCTTGATCGAACTTGCGCGGACGCTGCATATATTGAGCTTCGAATGTTCGGCGATGTGATTTAAGAGTTGATTCATCTTTATCACTATGCTTATGCAACCATAGCCAGCCGTCCGGCAGGTTGTGAGGAACAGGAATAGCGAATTCGTTTTCCGGGTACAGATCCCAATAGTCAAGACTGTTGTCGATCTTCACTGGCAGGCAAAGGTGATGCCATTTCTCACCACTACCGCCACGTAACAGGTAGCCGGACAAATCATCGTAGTGGATGCGCTGCATAATGACGATGACTGGCGTTGTTTGCACAGCCAGACGTGAAGCAAGCGTATCGTTGTAGTTGGTGTTAACTTTATCCCGCATCACATCAGAGTAAGCGTCAGCGGGCTTTAATGGGTCGTCGATAATCATCGCGCCGTTAAAGCCTGGCTCCATGTAACCAGCACGAAAACCCGTAATCTGACCGTGTGATGATGCGGCATATACCCCGCCGCCATGTTCTGTCCACCACATTGATTTAGAATTGGCGTCATTACGGATCTTCATGGGCCATAATTTCTGGTACTCCTGCGAGCAAATCATGTTTCTGACTGTCGAGGAATTGAGTAACGCAAGGTTGTCGGAATAGGAAACGTGAAGAAATCGTGTGCGGGGACTTATTGCGAGGGACCGCGCCATCATATTGATTGTTGCGATCGCGGTTTTACCATACCCTGGGGGGATGTTAATGATGAGGCGGGTAATTTCACCATTAATAACACGTTGTAGCGCATCATGGATGGCTACTTGATGGCCTGATATTAACATCTTCGTACCGTTTGCCTGCTTGTAGAAATAACGGTTGAAGAACAGGCCATCTTTTTCGCATTTTGACTGAATAACCTTTTCTTTGATGGTCAACATAATCACACCTCATCTTCTACTTCCTGGACGATGCGGGCGATCTCTTCTTTCGTGACTTCAATCTGGACGGGCGCTTCCTCCTTGTTACCAACGATCTCCTGTGTGACGCGCTCACCATATTTGCGCGGTTGCAGTTTTGCCAGTAGCCATTTACGGGTATCAATCATCAGTTGATGGCGGCGCAACTGGTCTTTATCCGTGTTTACTTCGGCATCAGCCAGATCGATGATTTCATCTGCCAATACTTCAAAGCCTATTTCCTTTGCTCGCGCGTACATGGTGGAAAACTCCGGCACGTCCCGAAACCATTTGAGAATCGTTGAACGGTTCGGCATCCCAGGCATTTTCGATATTTTGTTAATACTCTGACCATCCGCTACCAGTTCGCAGATCTCTAATGCTTTCTCTTCGGTATATCCATGCGGACGGCCCACCTTTTTAGCGGCTGGCTTTTTATCGTCAGCCTTTGCCTTTTTAGTGCGGGCCATAATGTCACCTCTCAATATCTATTGATGATATATACGCAAGCTACAAAACTTGCGCAGTATGTTAATACTTCCAACCAGTCGAATAGCTCTTTCATTGCTTATTCCTGCTAAATTGCGAAAGCCAGGGCGATAAAGACAATAGCTAAAACCATATAGATAAAATCTGACTCTCTCATCTTTTTAACCCTCGATAAAAATCAACGGCAATAACTGCAATAACAGCCACCAGCAATAGCATTTCGTATGCGTTCATGCTTTCACCTATACAACATTCTTCCACCAGAAATACAGGACAAAGGCAAAGGCTACACATGCTATAATTTCGTAAAACTCCATTGCGTCACCATAATCTATAGATATTCACGCCAATACCTACGATGAGCACCAACAACCAGATGAGATCGTAAGCGTTCATAATTTACTCTTTACTGTTATCAGCACGGCAATAACAAAGCCCACCAGAAATACAGATATTCCGATTAATCCGGCAATGATGCACTCATCCATATGTTACCTCGTTATAACATCGAGCAATGCAAGGCCAGTAAATAACAAAACTATTAGTAACAGAAAGTCGCCCATGATCACCCCCGTCTAAAGCTCATTACGCGCGGTACAAGCGCTTCTTTTGCCTTCGGCTTACGTTTCCCTTTCTTCGCGGGTTTTTCTTCTTCCTTCGGCTGTTCTGCCTGTTCTAACGCTTGCTCTACCACTTCCGCCGCCTGTTGTGCTGCCACTTCCGCTTCGTTTGATTCAGCCAGGATCGGGAAGAAAGTGTCAAACATGCGCCCAATCATGTAGGCGTAGGTTTCATTCGCCGGATGAGTTGCGTCAGTGGTCGCCAGTACGCCCACGTCACTTAATACATGGAATGTACTATGGGCGCATTCATGAACTAGCGTACCCATCTCATGATCGAATACAGCTACAACATAGAAATTGCCGCCGTTCTCACCTGTACAGGTTAAAGTCAGGCCGCCAGCCAGTTCGAAATCAGGTTCGATTGGAATATGTGCACGCTCGCAAAATTCATAGAAGATTTCGCGGGTCGGGCAAAAGAAGACTGTTGTATGCTCAAAGAGCGGTACTTTGAAATGAGGCAATTTCAAGCCTTTACCCTTAGCCATCAGAATAATCTCCTGTCTGGTTTACTTTTACTTCCTGTTTATACAGCGGCAGGAATGACATAAAACACTGAAAACGGCGCTTCATCAGTACCGTTTCCAGAATTTTATAAAATTGGTGAATGGCACTTTCTTCTGCCCAGGTAGCGCCGACCTGTTAATGGGATGGATGATCCGGCATTACGTGTTTTTGACTATTCCGCCGTCGCTCGCGGGAAGGATTGACCCGGTTATGGCTGGCTGGCGGAAACGGCGACACGTCCACGCGCTGTTATTCTTTGCGTAAGCACTGCGTTTTGATGTAGCTCTGTAATCCGGTAATCTTCGCGTCTTTCTCTTTTAGTTGTTCTCTGAGGGATAGATAAGCCGATTCAGCGTCGGAAGTGAGTCTACAGGCGGCTCCATCAATGCTGCTGGCGGTTCCGGTGGTGTCGGGCACTCGCACGGGTATTGCGTTGACGTGCAACCTGATAGCGCCGCTATCAATACCGCTGCGCAGATCGGCAATATCGGACCTGATAGCTTTAATTTCATCGTGATACCTCTTATCAAGTTTTGACAGTTCGGCGTTTCGATCCTTCATTTGCTGGATAGTGTTACTTGCCGTTTTTAATGCGCCTTGAGTTGTCGTTAGTTCAGTCTGTAGCGTGTTTATGGTTGACTGGTAGTAACAAAGCGCGGCGGTGAGTCCGGCAACAATGCAAACAATCACGGCGATGATTAACGCCTTTATCTTGTCCACGTTTCCCCCCATTCACAAACGGCATATTCAACATCACGGCGGTTGATTAAACCTTGCCATTTTTGACCACCAGCATATATCCAGCGTTTAAGCTGGGCGCACGCTTCGGATTTCTTGCCATCGTTGAGTAGTTTTAATAAGGTTGATGTTTTGAAGTTGGTAGCGCCTACGTTATAGGCGAATGAATAAAGCGCCGCGCGGGTAAAATCTGATATTTCGACTTTAATATATGGGTCAATCGCTTTTGCGGTTTTGTGGAGATCTTTGTTTAACAAAGCATCGCATTCTGATTGCGTGTAAGTCTTACCCAGCATGATGTCTTTTCCGGTGTGACCATAACAAACGGTCCATACACCGATAACATCACGATAGGGATCGTACTCCACGCCCTCTAATGGTTTAACCATCACCGCCGCAATAGCGATCGCCCCACCAGCCGCCGCAGCAATAATTTTATTCTTCAGCGATTGGCTAATCATGTTACTTATTCCCCATTCGCGCGTCGTGTTCCTCTTGCGCTCGCTTGTTCTCCTGTGATTTGAAGTAATAATTAACGGCAAATGTGCCTATGGTTGATAAGATACCCACAAAGACGGCAACGTCATTGATGGTTATCGCGCCGAAAAAAGCAGTTACGGCCCCGGTCACATACGCGCACGCCTCCCGTATTTTGTCGAACATAGATTTACCTCCAACAAAGCAAAAAACCCGGCGCGATGCCGGGTGAATACAATTTCGCATTGTTAGGAAATATTTTAATCTATTTGTTTTTTATGCGCGATTATGGTTACAAATCACCAACCTTGCGCCAGTATCTGTGATTAACCATCGTGATAACTTCTTTCGCTGTCATAGGTAAAAATGGCTCATGCCACCGATCAAGACTACCAAGTCGCATCAAAACGTGTTCACCTTCGAGGCGGTAATAAGCTCGCGTAGCCAATGACTGATAAACGCCATCATATTCATGGTCGCTATTTCCCATTTTTACGCTCCTTAATAGCTCTTTTGATCTGTGCGTGCGTGGCCTCGACGTAAGCGATAAACACCACTACAGGCCAGAAAATAATCTCAAAACTTCTAGGGTCGAGATCGTTATATTTGATAAAACAAGCCATCAGGCCAGCGCCAGCGATATAAATGAGAACAATCACAGCTATAAGACACTCAATCATCCTCACCCCCAAGATCGTGATAAATATCCTCAGGGTCTTCGCCGTGCTGTTCACAAAAGCGTTCGAATAAGGCCCAATTTTCAGCAAGGAATAGAATAAGTAAATTTTGATACCATTCGTCCATTAGTCGTCGTCCTCGTCTTCTTGTTCGTCCAGGAAACAATCAACGGCGTAGTGGGTAACTGGCGGAATGTATTCGAAGTCATCAGAATCAAGATCCAACGTTCGCTCGTCGCCGTCATCGTCGATCGTATTCATCCCCAGGTTGCCGAAAGGGCCATACCCAATATGGCCCAAGTATTCGCTCCCCGTGGTGAATCCGTCATAACTGCCTTTGCAGCGGATTTTATAAACGTTCAATTTCTGCGTTTCCATCTTCGTTTGGAGTCATGCGGAACTCTGCTACTTGTTCCCCGTTTTCAAGATCAACCGGATTATCGAGCACGTTACCCATCATCAGTGACAGGCAAACAAACGCTTTAATCCTGTTCGGTTCTTCCAGATGTGCCACTTCGAATGGCGGCTCGCTTACCGGAATGTATGTCGCTTTCCCTTCCTCAGTTTCAACATGGAAGATAGCGCCCGGCTTGCCTGCGAACGGGCCATACGCTTTTTCGTCGTTCGGGAAAGTGCCGCGCATAACTTTAATGATGATGAATTTAGCCATTGTTTATTCTCCTTCCACATAGAATGTTTTTACCAGTTCTGCATCTTCCAGGGTGTTATGGTCAGTCCAAAACCCATGTTTAACCAGCGACTGCAAACCTGCTACCTTGCGCCACGTTGGGATTGATTCGTCCAAATAAACACTCTCCCGTTTTTCGCTGTATGCCAGTTCGTAAAACCGTTTAAGATTGACGACTTCAACAACGCGGCTGTATTCGCCGTCTAACTTGCTATTACCGCGCCATAGTCTGATAACAACCACTGCTTCACTCCTTATGGGGGCCATCCGGCCCCGTGTTTATTCTTCTTTGCCCCCTTTAAATCCTAAACACTCCGCGTATTCGTCAATGCTCAATGCTTCTTCCCCTGGTGCCAGTTCTTCAAAATAGCGGGCGTATAGTTCAAAGACCCAGGCCGGATATTTATCGTTAGCGTTCATGTTTTCCCCCTTATGCCATGCGTGCGAATTCAAGTGATTTGCATTCGTAGTCTTCCTCTGCCTGCATCACCACGTTGTTAATCATATGGTTTGCATCATCGAAGCCGTATTTTTTAGCGAATTCATCAGCACCGCCTTCGTGGTCATGCTCTGCGTTCATCGCTTCTACATAGTGGAACTCAAGATTGTTCAGGTAGGGACTAGAAACGCCGTCCTCTTTTTCAATCAGATCCCAAATTGCATTGAAGCGGGACTCTGTTTCTTCGTTAATCCAGCGTTTCATTTTTCTACCCTCCGCATCATTCTCTCTTCAGCTTCTTTATAACAAAATGGCACTGCCTGAACAATGCCATTTTGTAAACTTTGCGGGGTAGATCACGTTTTATTCATCCTGCCTAAAGGCCACCACAACCGCGCGATCTTCATTCTGAATCAACCACCAGCCGCGCGCCTTGCTGGGCGCTGCATACCATAAGTGCCCGTAAGTGTCCGTAACGACTAAAAACGGGTTTTTTGGTAATCCACCTGGCTTTTCCGCTTCGTACTGGCAACCGTCTTCGAAACAATCAAGATCAGATCCGTGACACGTTAAAATCATGTCGCCCCCTTAATAACGCTCGAAGCTGGCGGAAAAATCAATACCGGATATTTCGCCACCCCGATAAGTTGGCCTGAATATCCAAATTTCATCATGATTATCAATCAAGGCAAGGCAATCACTCACTCTGTGTGCTTCATTGCCATAAACGATATGAACGTCATAAACACGCCCAAGAGTGAAAACACTGTCATTGCTTGAATATGAACACTTAACTTGCATTATCAGCCACCTTTAAATAATTTTTCGTGTCAACATCAGCCGGGTATCTGGAAAACTGCGCAAGCCATTGTCCGGTGATATTTTTCACCAGTGCATAATCAAGATCACCGCAGTAGAATACCTGGTAAAACGCGCCTTCGTTGTCGTCCATGATAAACACCATCGGATCAGTGGTCGCATTGCGCAGCCTGTGAATTTTGTAAGCCTGGCCCGTAGTGAATTTGTATTCGTTACAAGTTGTGCGGCAAAACATCCGATCAAAATAGCTTTCCATCAGAAAACCCCTTTATAATCGACCGTATATTTTGCTATCAGGTTCCAATCGCAATAATTAAGCATGTCGCGCGGTTGCCAGCCTTTCATGCCAACCGCCCGCCGCGCAGCATGACGTCGATAATCATCGTTATAATCAGCTATGCACCACGGCTGAAGGATAAACATGTAATTGGCCTCATTAACCAGGACGGCTACACGCTTCCCTGTTGCCTTGTCTTTTGCCCTGAAATAATTCACTTTCACTTTCATTTTAATACCTCATCGATCAACATTTCTTCTTCCAGGTTAGCCGGACGTTTACGGAATATCCCGGCAAAAACCAGGTCATCAATCAGGTCTTTGCGTTTAAATAACCACTCCTTCATTATTACCCCATCATCGCTGCGATATACGACGCCGTTTTTCAAAAAATAAAAAGTGCGGGTATTTGTTTGAAGGTATAAATCTTCGTAAACATCCATGATATTAACCCTCGACTACTTGCAGCCCGCGCCCCTTATCGCCTACAAAGTCCCCAAGACTGAACGTGTACGACCACGCCGGATTGATATAATTCTGATCAGCACCGTGAGCAATAAGGTCTTTACCCAAAATGACGCAGGTCACATCATCAGAGTGAACAACGTCTACCACTTCCCCTACTACGCGTTTTAATGACGGGTAGCCGTGATCGTGCAAGAATTTAACTTTCATATTTCTTTCCCTTGTAAGTAACAGCATCAGCGATCAACAATACCGCCAGCATTTCCTCGTCATGTAACGGGTCTGGAATAGCAAAAAATATGTCGCTGTTTCTGTCCGGCACTACAACGCGCATATTGCCTTGTTTATCTTCATGAACAAACCACGGCCTTTCGTGTGGCTCAAACATGCCAAAAAGCAATTTAAGATCTATTTCTTCTCCCTTCGTGAATAACGATACATCCGTTGTTGCGATAACTAACGCTTTCTGATCTGCTGCTTTCTTTGCTTTCATTCCTCTGCCTCCCAGCGGTCAATGCTGATTAGAAAATCGCGGATAGCGTGGCGCTCGTCGCGCGTTGGTTTCCGCTTCCGGTAAATTTTGAAATCGAACCATTCTTTTTCTTGTTCGAAGTCCAGATCGTAAGCAAGCGCCTCAATATATCCGCAGTCGTGATACTGGTACGCCACGCCAGCACGAACAAAAAAGCGGGTTTTATCCCGCTTGTGCTCATAGATACGCATATTTCCCCCGCTATGCAGTTGTGTAGCTGTCTACCAGCTTTTCATCCTTCATTCTGGCAAGCTGTGCGATGTTCATCGTGTAGCCGCCATCAGAGAAAAGCCACTCCGCAGCCTTGCGACGAAAAGCGATATCATCATGGTTACGCGTCCATGTAGCGATCACCACGCGCTTTCCGTCAGTGGCGAACATAGATAATTCGTTATCAACTACGTCGATAGCCTGCCAGATTTTTAGCTCCATGATTTATCCCCGTAAATTTTGAATAATTCCCGTGCTTCCTGATCTTCGAATAACTTCATATGCAGATCATGCAGGCGGCGCATTGTGCGGAAGCGTGGTCTGAATTCTTGACTTCGTTTAATGTATTTACCGCCAATTGAATAAATATGAGCGTATGCATACCATCTGTTACCTACCCATATATCATATTCTTCGCCTTCGTAATTAAATTTGATTGTTAGTTCCCCGACTTCCATTATTAATCCTTTGTCGAGGATATCGTTCAACATGTTATCCCATTCTCTGAGAAACGGCTGTTGATAGAAACCGAAAAGCGTATTTGCAGCATGGCAAAGATAATCAATGATTATTTGCATATTATCACCACATCATATAGTAAACGTTATCATCAGCTAATAAGTCGGCGTCATCCTGCGTCATGTGTCTGGCCTCAAGGAAAAAATCCTCATCATGCCACTCACTAACAAGCATTCGCGCCCATTTACGGCGCTGGCGTTTATTGTGTCGCAGATCATCAAAAGCCTTTAATGCTTTGTCGTATGCCCTTACAAGGCGCTTGCGGTTACTTTTCATATTCTAAAACCTATATTGCCAATAAATATCGCATTTGATAGCAAAAACTTTAACAGGATCGTCGCCAAATAAAGGATGCTGAATTGTCTTGATTGTGTATCCCATATAAGGAAGAATAAGTATTCGTTCCTTCTCGTCGTTAGCCGGGTATCCCCATTTGATGATTAATCTTGTGTATTCCCGCCCTTCCAGGCGTTTCCGCCAGTAGTCATTATAAAGCCTGTATTCCTCCACTTTCTTTCCCGCCCGGATAGCGTGAAAGTATTCCCCTTTTAAATTTAAATGTAAGTGTTTATTTGTCATCATTATGATCCTGTAAACAGTCGTTATATCCTTCAATGTATCCGGTTAATCCGGTGTTACTCACTGACCATTCAGCCGTCCGGCGCTTGATGGCTTCGTCCATCGTGATTTCGCCACCTGGCCCGCCAGGCTCAATATATTTTTTTAAATCCCTTGCTATCCACGCCCTTAATTGTTGTGTATCACGGCACAACCGCGCGGATAATGTCAGGTCATTAACCAGCTTTGCAAATAGATGTTCTTTTAATTTAGGCTTCATCATCGTCACCCCGCTTGTAAATTTTGACAGGCTTAATAGGGATGGCAGGCAATTCGCCTTCATTTAACGCGCTTGCCATACCCAATATTAAACGCGCTTCCGCACCAGTGACTTTCTTACACCATGCGCCGCCTGTTTTATCTTCAAACAAGAGAACGACAAACTGATCGTTTATTTCCAGCTTATCCATTAATCACCCCGTGTCACTCGTTTGATTTCACTTTCCGCGCGGGCCTCTTCTTTGAATAGCTCCGCTATGGCGTCTTCATAGAAAACCCGGTATTTTTTCCACCAGGTTGATCGGCTTACCGGGAAAACAAGCTGATTAACCGCCTGGCGGACAAGATCTACCGGGAAACGCGAGTACCCGCGCCCGCCGCAGTGCTGGCACGTTTTGAAAACTGGCATTTCCGCCGCTTCGCTGGCTGCTTTATCCGGTACTTCGCCACGCCCCTTGCATTGTTTACAATGATTGCGAACTTTCCCATGCCCCTTGCATTTTTTGCAAAGGTGTTTTTCTCCGTAGTCGTCAAACGTAAATTTATATCCGCCGCACTCCATACAAGTTTTTTCCGTCGCGGCGCTTTGGCAATAATCCCGAAACGCGAAAACGGCAACAAGAATAATAAGATCATTGCGTTGTTCTTCATTTAATTCCATCACGTATTCGTAATCTTTTGCCATAGCTCTTAAACGCTCTGTAAGCAAAACTACGGCCCTGTGTTTTTCGGCTTGCGATAGTTCCATCTTTCCTAAAAAAGCGCTATATCCAAGCTCTACGCGCGATTGCGCCATACCAGCAGCGGTTAGCGCATCCGTTGTATTAAGCGCATCCGGTGACGTGCCCCGGCTTTCGTCTGATAATCGCGGCGATTTGGGGAAGTGGAATTTTAGAATGGATTCTAAATTCATTATTTACCCCCGTAACGCGCCGCCAGTTGTTTACGATCAGAAATAGCCTGGACTAACTTTCTCTCAAGCTCTTTTAATGCGAGCAATTCGCGCATGTGAAAAGCCTGGATTTGTCTGACAGTTTCTAAATCATGCTCATCACGCTGAATATCAATTTGCAGATCTTTAATTTCGTTTTTCATTGTCACCCCACATATTCGTCGCGTATTCGTCAATATCCGGTAGCAGGTCGCCGCGCTCGCGTATCTTAATAAACAAGCGTCCGCCTTTTACCTTCCGGCAGCGAACAATTTTTATTGAGTCGATTTGCCCGTCATCCTTCCAGAATCCGGCATAAGTAAGGCTGTCAAAAAGGCATTTAGGGATATTGTCCAGATCTCTGATCCGGTTATCCGGCGGCGCGGCGTAAATGGCAATTGCCAGTCGGCAAGGTAGGTTAATATTTAAATTTAATAGCTCGATGATGTCTCTTACCTGTTCCCTGTATTCTTTTCCAACCTTGCTGATATAGTGAAAACCGCGTGAATGTCGGTAATATCGGTTATTCGACGGCGGGTAAGGCAGACTAAAAGAATATTCATTCATGCTACCTTTCTCCTTACTTACCGTGATTTGGATGAAAACCGTATTTAATTTCAGCTTCTTGTCTTGCCTTTATTGCGTCCTCTAAATTATCAAATCTACCTAGATGAATGGTTTTATAATTAACCATTATCGTTACCGACCATTTACCCCTTCCTTTGTCCCATGAGATACCAGTATACCCGCTGGTATTATTTTTATTTTTTGGTCTATTCTTCGCGTTCTCCTTACCTAATACCAATCTAAAATTATTAAGCCTGTTATTGCTAGGGTCATGATCTAAATGGTCTATCTCGTATCCTTCCGGGATAGGGCCGTTGTGCATTTCCCATATAATACGGTGCGCTTTATACCATCTACCAAAAAGCCTAACGCGTATGCGACCAGTATCATTTGGACACCCAGCAATACTCCCTGCTTTCATTCTACCGCGTGACTTTTTCCATATCAGGTTAATACCATCGTAACAAAACCATTCGTGCCAATTCATCATGCAATACACTCCCAATCATGCGCATTGCGCTCTCTCCTTCCTTAATGTGTCTAATTTACGCTGATATATATTTATTATTTCTTTGCATTCTTCGATCGTCCATTTGTGAGTCTCGTTATTATTTTCTAATGCCTCAACCCTTTCTAATCCTATTTTTTTTATTAAATTTATTCTGTATAACTCAACATTGCCGTCTAATACCTGATTGCAATGTCGGCATTGTAGGTTTACGTTATCCTCGTTAAAGCGAAGGTGTCCGGCTGCCGCTACTGTGCGCCAGTGTCCCGCATCGATTCCGCATTGTTCGTAATAATAAGTCCCGCAAGATATACACGGCTGTCCTGCGTCACGTTCGCGAATATATGCGTTAAACACGTTTTGCGCCTGCTTTAACCAATAACTGCGCGGATTTAACTGTTTCCGCTTCCTGTTGCGTTCATCACGCTGGCTATCGCGGCGTTTCTTCCGTTCCATCGCCTTCATAGCCTTTTCACGGTCGCGGCATAGCTGGTCAAACTTCAGTTCTTCCAGACATTCATCGCTGCACCACGTTTGATTATGATATTTAGGCTCAAAAAAAACGCCGCAGCACTTGCAACGGCGTCTTATGGGTTTTTTGGGATTTTGCATAAAGATCACCCCAATTATTTTCGATTTTCTATTTCGTTCGGCTTTGCGGCGGCTCCGGCCCTTAGCCAATGATCTACGCATTTGTTGCACTCGTTACAGTCTCCTTTGTCGGGGTTACACAAATTGCACATTGCCCGCATTACGCATTCGCGCTCGTAGTCGTCATGCCACGCATACCTGTCATCGTTCATAATTTGATCTCATTCTGTTAGGTGATGTGTTTCCGCATTTCAGCGGGGCCGGATTTTTAAAGAGCATTTCGTTTGATTGCAGTATACAAAATGGATACACCCGAACAAAGTAAAAAGCGCCATTATGTGACCTTCATCACACAATGACGCCATTTTGTAAACATCAATCCGGTAAAACACGGTTAAGCGTCGTCCGCGTGATAGCCCGGTCGTTAGCCAGGAATACAGCACGGGCAAAGCCGCGCGGCGTTAGTGAGCGGATCATCTTAGTGCGTTTCGATTTTCCTCCTAACTTAGCGTGCTGTTTACTGTCTTCCCATTCATCCGGCATCGATACAGGCCGGAATAGCGGCTGCTTAAATCCATTTCCACACCAAATACAAGTTTTCTTCGTGTAGGCGTCACGGGCAGCGATGTATTCCGGGAAAGCAGGATGCTTGTCATCTTCCGGCAGGTAGCCACCGTAAGCGCACGGATTGAAAATAAAATCAGGTTTACGCCATAACGTTGACAGTGCGCCCACAGGATTTTCCACCATCCACGGGACGTTATACATACTCGCCAGCGTTTCTACCAGTTTTGCGTTGTACGCTGCTTTCTGCTGAAAGTAAGGATCTTTCTTCCGCTTATCAGCGAACCAACGAGCGCCGGACACAGCAAGATCATCACACGGAGGAAAGCCCAGGATAATGTCAGGATCTGGATATACAGACAATTCAGGGGAGAACATTACCAGGAAATGGCTATCAATCCAGACGTTGACATATTCAATATTTGGATGAATTATTTTTACCCCGTCATAATCGCCGTGATTAGCGCCGTCATAGTTAAAGCAATAACATTTATAACCAGCGTCCGCCCAATCTTTAACAGCGTACCCGCTGCCGTCGTACAGCGACCACACCACCCAATTTCTAAGCTGTTTATTTAACCAATGTTTAGCCCTGCTCATTCCCTACCCTCAAACGTGAAATAGCGGCGCATGATGATAGTTATCACCGTTACCGCCGCCATTTTTGAGATGAATTGCATAGCTGATATTTCAGGCATAAACGCCATAAACGATAGCGTGGGGAAAATTAACGCATCACCAATGGCGGACGCTATATTTGCAGGCCAGCGTTTAGAATCAAAGTCACCAGGTAATACCCGGTAAACACCGCCAGAAATAAGCGCACCGGAAACAACCGCGACGAATGACGCAATCGCCACCATTCCGGCATCGTAATTTATCAGCACCGTGATCGCGCCAGCTATGGCGCATGTGGTAGCCGACCATTTCAGGCCGCCGTCATATAACAGGAAGTCACGGATCATCATATTGACACACACGGCGGCTACCGTGGTGATCGGAATTACCCACGGGCCGCAATGGTTAACAATAAGATTGATGATCACGAAAACGGCGACATAAACGCAGGCTAATAACCTGTCAATTACCACCCTTTTCATTTGGATCGTACCTCTTATCACGAATAGCTTCAGCTCTATCAAACTTCAAATCAAGTCGAGTTGAAATGCAACCACATTGAGGGTTAAGCATAGAAGGCGGCAATCCCTTACAACTGGTTATAGCTTCATCTTTTATAAATCCACTATTCAGCGGCATTTCAAAAACAGCCTGTTTCTTTCTTTGTTCTTCCTCCCGCTCCGTTAATATTTGTTCTGCTTTTAGCGCGTTGTAGCTAATCAAATCAATTAGCGTGTCTGTCGGATTGCTATTATTGCTCAAAATAGCTTCTAATCGCGCCTCCTTGAGACAAATTAGTAGATCCCATACATCAAGCGGGGTTAAATTTGCCCCCTTCTTAGCGTTGTAAATAGCGGCTATTTTTGGCGCTGATTTTTCCTCTTTTTTGTCGTATCCGTTTTGCTTACCTCTTTGCTCTATGGTTTCCGCCGCAAGTCTCAATAAATCTGTTGCCTTAGTCATTATTTGCACCTCTTGCGTATAGCTCTTTACGTGTTATCTGCGTGAAAATACATTCATGTTTGCACCGTGGATGCCAGATCAAGAACAAGCTCCCTTTATTGTTTCCGCTTGCTGACTTACCCGTCGCAGCATTAATAAACGCCAGCCGCCCGCGCGTGATTAAGCGACATTCGCTTGCCGTCTCCAGGCCGTTCATAAACCAGTTAACAGAGATATCAGCGGGCAACAACATTACACAGCCAATATGATTTCGGTGATGTTCCATCGCTGCCTTATCTACGAATGGCCCGGATTCGAATATGGCGGATTAAGCCAGACATACTCACCAGGCATTGCTACCGCTCCCCACGGATAATGGAGTGTGTCCATCTCTTCGGTTATATATCGCGGAACTAATGCGTTTGCCTTGTTTGCCGCCACATCCGCGACGAATTCGAATTCACGATCCATTCCTCTAAAAACGGGTTTTGGCGTTTGCCATAAGTCCTTTATTTCTTTTGGCGTATGGCTTCCGCCGTAATCATTTTTCATTACGCCCCCTTAGAAATAATCCTGATCTGCTCCCCAGCGGTTATTCAGATATCCCACCAACCACACAAAACGCTCAATACTGATTAGCGGGGCGACCTTGCGATAATGCTTATCTAATATCAGCCGCGTGGCTTTATCGCTATATCCGTTTCTTTCTACCTCTGCTTTGCAGGCAGAAAGCGCCGCGCGTGCGGCAGTTTTTACGGCGTTGAATTGCGGCTCTGACAGGTTGAATAAAGCCATATAATCACCACGGATCATCTCAATAAGTCGAGGCCACCCAGAAAAAACCCACGAAAACACTAAAAGCGAATAGCACGCGTATACCCAAAAGCAATTCCGCCCACGACTGAACATCAGGAAGCGACCATGTGATAAACATTGCGCCGACGATCAGGACGGCAATAACAACGGCGCACGCCAGGAAAAATAAAAGCGCGGCTAAAAGCCACGCCCCAAAAAAGTGAAACACTTCTCTTAACATTTAAACGTCCTCAATTACCCCGCCTTTCACGCGTTCTTTAATATCCCATACGTGAGGCTTACACATTTCTTGATAATAGTGATCCGGCCTGCTGCCGAAATACCATTTGCCATCCATATAAAAATAAACGCCCGAAAAATTACCAGGTGCGGCCTTTGTTGCTGCTTCTGGAATTTTCCATTCTCTGTAATGTTTAAACCGCATGTAACGATACCTCCCGGATAAGGTCGATCAATGTAACGTCTGGTAATCTGCAAAAATACTGCACACCATTAACAAAACGCACACGATAAATATCGCCTACACTGTTGTAGTAATAACAGCCGAGAAAACCAATCCCGGCCAATTCAGCGTTATCCGGCAATGTATAGATGCCAACCTTTTTCATATTCAGCCTCATAAATATTTTTCAATCACCCAGCGGAGAAACAGACCAACCGCGACGATCCCACAGCAACAAGCCATAAAGATCATTTCAGCGTCCATTGTGTTTTCCCTCTTCCCAAGCGAAATACCCGACAAAACCAACCAGAACAATCAACCAGCAAGCCAGGATTAAATCAATCAGCCACATGATTAAGCCTCCATAACCGCGTAATCGAAGCGCCCTAAATACATCTCGATGCCGATCATCTCGACGCCCTGGACGTCCGCGCCCCATACAGTTACGTGATAAGCGTCCTCCCGCCATTGTTCATGGCTTAGCACTTCGTTTGCTGGATATTTCCGCCCGGCGACGTAAGCGCCCGGACCTACGCCACCTTCGACACAATACAGCATGATTTCCCGTTCCATATCGCACCCCGTTAATAGCAAACCGCGTACATACAGATCCCGTTATTAAAGGCTTTAATGATCAGGTCGATGACCATGTAAACGAGCATTACAGCCGCCGCCGGGACCAGGATCGCGAATAGTCCGCCTAACGTGCGCTCAATGATGAAATGCGGGTTTACTTTGCTTTTGTGGTTACGTTCAAAGTTTGTCATCTTCCCGCCCTCCGTTCTGTATACCTTCTAACTTCAGTTTACAAAACGGATACAGCGGGACAATACAAAATGTATATTTATGTGAACGATGTCACACGATTAATGAAGTACACGTTTTTCCGGGTGAGGCATTGGCTGTGCACGTTTCCGCGCTTCATTCAGCACTGAGGCCACCGCCTGGACGCCAAAATCATTAGCCCGCATGTCATTACCGACCATCTCGCCATAAATAAGCGGCATAAATTCTTTTGCGTTTTTCTCGATGTGTCCATCTTCAACCGCTTTCTGAAGCACGCCAGCCTCAAGGATAGTGCGCATCAGTTCGCGGACTGTATGCAACGAAGCGCTACCCATCACCCCGTCCCCCAGTGGGACAATCACCGCGCTACCATATGCGAGCGGGTCCAGTTCTTCCGGTACTGGCACGCGTCCGAAATCCTCTTCCATGCGTTTTACGAAAGTGAGGCAGAATACGTAACGCGCTACCGATGTTTTCTCTTCCGCGCTTAAAGACACGTAATCGCGGATCGACGCATCCATTACAAGATCAGCAATTTGCAGGGCCAGGTTTAAATCGCCGTCATACGCGCCTGCATCCATATCTTTAATGACTTCGTGATAGTCCTTCGTTTCCACTTCGTGAAAACTTGCGTCCTCTGTGTAGCGAGTAATTAACATGCCTTCGCTGCCAAGTGAATAAGCTGTTTTGATGTCGTTCATGATATTTATCCTTATAACGGGTGATGCCAGCGCATTTCAGTTTCTGAATTAAACGGGATACCTTCGCTTGAAAGGAATAAATCACGCTCCCGTTTCAGTTCTTCCGGGCTTATTTCTATTTCATCAATCTGACCGAACGATCCAGGCATCATTCGTTTCAAATCAGATAGCGGGCGCATAAGGCCGCAGCCGCGTAACAGCATATCGATCGCGAATTGTCGCCGCCCGCCAGCGTCATTGAAGCGCCGCGAATAAGGTACAACCACGATCCGGCGTTCGAATTCGATAAATAGTGATAGCTTATTTGTCGCGCTATCATATGCTTTATGGAATTTAATTTTCATTTAACACCTCGACATATTGTTCCAGGTGCCAGCGGCCCACCTCCTGATATTCTTCATCGTAAATAGCCACCTCACCGCCAGCCAGCAGATCGAAGGCCGTCACGGTGAATTCGTAGCCGTACCACGCCCTTATTCGCTCACCGCCTTTCAAGTGTTTCACTTTCTTAATATTCATAGAATACCCCGAACATTCCGTTCAGTCCGGCAAACAAGTGCCGCCAGTATCTGTTGGCGTAATCGCGGAACGGCTTAAACTTCACGTTACGCGCTTTAAGCTGGACCGCATCAAAATAACGCGGCTTGATTAGTGTCCCGTCGAGGTATTTTACGAGCACCGGACGTTCAACAATCCCGTTCTGATCTTCCGGTTTACTTAGCACGACCAGGCCAGGGTCACTACGATATGCGGGCAAGACAACGAGATCACCCGCCTTTGCATCCCATAACATCATCACATCCACCCTTTACCAATAAAGCCAATCACCGCCGCCAGTGCTCCGCAAAACACAACCGTAAACAGGAAACAAATAACGCAAAGCGCAACCGTTACAATATCCTTACCGACTTTCATAATTAGCCTCACATATTAGTAATCAGTTTGATGATCGCCACCGTAATATAAAGCGATACGCTGAGATACAGCACCGCCACCGCTACAGCCGCAAGCAATGCGGCAATTTTTGCGAGATTCATTTGCCACCCTCCGTAATGAATTTATCAAGCCATTTATTATTCGCCAGGCGTTCGGCATCTTCGCCAAATGATTTACGTTCGCTTAATTCCTGGCGCGTTGGGAAAGGCCATTTATCTACCCATCCAGCCGATGTTTCGAATTCATAGCTACCGCCGCCGAAATCAACAAATACGTCACTATCATCAAGACTTTCCGCAGTCCTCTGAAAACCTCTGCCGTTATTTTCGCTTAATGTTGTAGCTGTCATGATTAACACCTCATTAATCATTAATAACCTGGCCCATACGACCGCGATATTTGCGCATACGTGGATCGACATATTCAGGCCAATGCATATCCGGTTTTCTTTGCAGTGGGTAAAAACTTGCCTGCCAGTTGTCGAACCATATTTGCTTTGCGTACAGGTCACTAAATCTTTTCGCCATCCGATCCGCTGCCGTGCCGCATAAAAAAAGCCCATGATCGATTTGATCACGGGCTTCTTTTAATACTTGCTCTTTTGTTCGTGGTGGCGGTGGCGGTTTTAGATAATCACTCATCGCTAACACATTGATTCTAAAAAGGAATATCGTCGTCGAAGTCCATCGGCGGATTATTCCCGTTATTATTCTGCTGCTGCGGCGGCGCTTTCTGCTGCTGGCCTTGCTGCTGGCCTTGTTGGTTAACGTTCATGAATTCGAACTCATTAACCGCCACTTCGACCGCCGTCCCCTTCGTGCCATCGTTCCGGTCAAACTGCCGAACATCCAGGCGACCGCTTACCACTATTTTTCCACCCTTGCGGATATGCGGCGCTAATTTTTCCGCACGCTCACCAAATACCAGACAAGTGATCCACATTGTCCGCTTATTATCGCCGTAGCCATTCGTTACAGCTAACGGGAAGCTACCGATCGCTTTGCCGCTTTGCGTGTAGCGGACTTCCATGTCATTTCCGATATTCCCGCCCAGCGTAATTGAATTTAAACTCATTAACCCATCTCCCCGTTAAGTTCTGCGACCCGGATGTCATAAACATCTTTTGCCTTGATTCGATGTTCCGATCCTTCCGGTAGTAATTTCCAACATTTGCCAAATATTTCACGCAGCTTGTTAGCGTCCGGCGCTTTTGCTGCTGCATCACAGAAACGTGCTAATACTTCATCAGGATTTGGCGGCGATTTCTGCTGCTGTTGTTTTGGCGGGTTTTTCTGCTGTCGCGGCTGTTGATTTGTCTGTTTCGCGTAAGCATCAGTATCAGGATCTTTTGCGTCATCAATGCAGAATAAGCCGTTCAAAGCATATTTTCGCGCGTAACTTGATGTCGCTCCTGTTAGCTGGCTTGCATCCATACCCTTCTTGCTTTCTTCCTCCCTGGCGTAAGCAGTTACCGCTATTACGTCTTCACCGTCGCTTAATGTTGCAGTTGCTTTCACATAATAGCGATTGCCGATCAGGACAATTTCATCACTTACAGTCAGCGTGATATTTTGAAGCAGTGGTTTAACCGCCTCTAGAATATCCTCCGCCGACCTGTAATTATACCCGCCAAAATTATTACGCTGATTTTTCGGCGCGTTCAGCGTTTGCTGAATCGTCCACAGCTTTTTGTGTAACTCTGTTTTCACTATTTAATCTCCTTCGCTGTTAACACTACGTATAAGGCTTTATTCGCGGCGCTCCACATTTCGGCATCGTGAAGCATTTCCGCTACTGCCAGTTTGAATTGAAGCGCCTGAATAACCATAATGTCACCTCCGATTGTATACATTTTGTATTAATGGTATCGAACTTTATCTAACGGGATCTCCCCAAGCTGGCGCGGCTGCGTTGCGTGGAAGTAGTTGCCGCTTTCATTTTCCTGATACCATTTTGTCGCGCCCTTGCGACGTTCTTTAACGCTATTTGATTTGCATCTTTCCTCATTTGCAAAGCGAATAGCTTTTTCCACTTTATCAATCTTCTGTATGTGCGGGCCTTCGTCTTGTTCGGCTGCCCGCTTCATCCGGCGGCGCTTCCGTGCATTTAATTTGCTCTCACAGTTACCGTAAATGATCTTCGCATTCATAATCTTTTCTCCTTAGTTAAAATCATGTTTGCTACATTTCAGTAGCGACCAGATTGTTAAAGAGAATGGCTTAACATCGTTCAACTAATCCCGCAATCATCGCCGTTTCCGGTGTGACACCACTCAATCCAAGTGATCTGACTCGTCGCCTTGCGTGCGGTTTCGTGGGGGATGTAACGCTTTAAACACCCCATGCGCCTTGTTATCAGTGCCGCTTTCGGTCCCACATCGGGGAGTTACTCCACGGTTGACAAGGTGTTAAGCCTGATTTTTAAAGTGCCTGGAAGGTGCTTTTTGTTTCCTGCTTCCTTCCTTTGATTCGCAATATACGCCCTGTGATATGTCGAGTCAATCCATTTTGTATACTTTTTTAAAATATTTTCTATCTCATTGATATTCAAATGATAAAACCCGTTTTCGGTTTACGTTTTGGTGTTTTCCGGGCAAAGAAAAGCCGCCATCCGGCGGCTAATGTTTATGGCAGGTTTACGATCTTCGCGTCCACCACCACGCCAATAATTTTTGATTCAGGATTTAGCGGGATTGGTGGATACAACGGATTAAGCGAGCGTAAAAGCCTTTGACCTCCATCAATAATCAACTGTTTAAACGTCGGCGTTTGCCCTTCCTCCAATTGGGCTATAACCAGTTTGCCGTCAATAGCTGGCGCGTGTGGATCAACAAGTATCATCGTTCCCGCCGGGATGCTCAATCCTTGCGGCGCGTTCATCGATTCACCTTTTGCAACCAGCCAATAACTATCATCCGAACAAATCACGCTAGTGTTAACGTGCGGTAATGATGCGCGTTTTGCTTCTTCCATGTAGTTTCCTGCGTCTTTCCAGTCAATCACCGGATAACGCCCTACGTCGAGCGGTGGCGCTCCCGGCAGTGTATTAGAAAGTGAATCATCAATAACCATCCCATCATGTGTGACCGTAAACTGCCGACGACCAAGCGCCCGCATGATCCGCGCAATATCATTAAGATTTGGCTCACGGCGACCGTTCAGCCAGTGCGATAAGCCGCCTTTCGTGATCCCCATCAGGTCCGCCAATGAATCCTGGCTCATACCTTGCGCCCGCATGAGTTGTTTTGCTAAGTCATACCATTTTGTTTTCATGTCGCTACCCTATCGCCCCAAAAAGTTTGATGCAAGTCACAAAATGTATTTTTCAAGTCTTGACCTGTAAATGCCATTCTGTAAACTTGCAGACAAGGTAAAGCCAGACTTGCAAGGATGCAAGAAAAAAGATAAGGGAATAGCACAAAAAGGCGCATACCTTAAAGCTCTTTAAAAACCCGGTGTCGCTGCGAAGCGAAAAACAAATATCACGCAACGGCGGGATCTGTTAAGCGGTCAATCACTGCTATCTAATGCTAATGGGATACCCGCCCGCGCGTTCATTTTAACCATAGGAGAAAAGCAAATGAAGTGGTTTAAGCATGATAGCGATGCGAACCGCGATGAAAAACTTCAAAACGTTTTGCTTGATTATGGTCTGGAAGGATACGGCCTTTATTGGTACTGCATCGAGTTAATAGCCTACGAAGTAGATCAACATAATCTGACATTCGAACTAAAACACGACGCAAGAATTATTGCCCGTAATGTCGGATCAAGTCCGAAACGTGTAGAAGAAATGATGAGATACTTCATCGAAGTTGGCTTGTTCGATTGCTCGCATGGCGTTGTAAGATGCTTGTCGTTAGCAAAAAGACTTGATCAATCAATGGCTTCATCAAAAAGCGAATTTAGGGAAGCAATTAAAAGGCTAAACGTCAAAAAAAATAAAAAGTTAGATAATCCTTTAGTGGAAGTAAATAATTCACAAGATACAGAAAAAGAAAAACCATGGCACAACCATGATGCAGCCATGGCACAACCATGTCATAGCCATGGATTAGAAGTAGAAGAAGAAGTAGAAGAAGAAATAGAAAAAGATATATACACTTCGTGTATTAGCGAAAATGGACAAAAAACGGTCAATCAGGACGGTGACTTTCAGATAAGCGAGGCGGCTTACCGTTGCTTAGCTTTCTACAACGAAAAAGCAGGATGCAAATGTCGTGATACGAAGCCATTCATCGAACTACTGACAGAAACAAAAACACGTAAGGCATATACGGAGGATGAGATCACATTAGTAATTGAATGGGCTTTAACGCAATGGCGTAGCCGGAGTGGAGTACCTAAGCCTATCAACATTTGCCGGGTAACTAAGTTTGATGGGTATCTGGCTGATGCTGAACAATGGCGAAGAGTTACAGCTACTGTTAACGCTGCTGTCGTGGTATCAGCATTTAACCAGACATTCGACGGCCTGTTACCACCTGCCGAACTGGATCGGGATTTGGAACGCAAGATCTATGCGTTCACTGACTACCTGAAAGACAAAAGCATCACTGGCTTTATTGCTTACTTTGAGGCGTTCAAAAACACGGCTTCAGATTTTTACTTCGGCAATGGCTTTACTGCGACACTTGATTTCCTGCTTAAACCAAAAACGCTACGTGATACACGCGCTGGCGCTCTTTGACTATCCATCATCACTAAAGAACCAAAATTACCCACAAAACAAGCTCACCAGCGGGCTAAATCGCATGGGGTGCTACACTTCTTACCTTTTTGCGATTAGCTCGTTAGAGAGCGATTGAGAGAGGATTTAGCTATGAACGGTAAACGCATGTTCGCCCTGGCTTTCGCGATCGCGATGGCTATCGCTGTTAATGTCGCTTTGTTCGGCGGTTTGTATCTGCTAGTTAATCCATAACTACCCTGTCACCTTAAAAATCGAAAATTAGCCACCTGATAGCGTCTCTGGCGCGAAAAAGACACTGCACCCTTACAAGTGGGTTACGCGGTGGAATTTTGCGTTGTATAGCGTCTGGTGCGTTTTGTGGAGTTGGATCGATGAGAAAGTTAACACACGAAGAACAGGTTGCAGTTATTGCTGACGTCAATCCTGATGTTGAAGTGATCGGGGAAATTACTGGCAATAAAACAAAAGTCACATGTAGATGCAAGGTTTGTAGACATGAATGGTCGCCTACACCTTGCAACCTCAAGCGAGGTCAGGGTTGTCCAAAATGCGCTGGAAATGCGAAGTTAACACACGAAGAACAGGTTGTAGCCATTGCTAAGGTTAATCCTGATGTTGAAGTTACAGGAGAAATAACAGGAGACAAAACGAAAGTGTTATGTCGATGCAAGGTTTGTAGACATGAATGGTCGTCTATACCTAATGCCCTTAAATGCGGGCACGGTTGCCCGAAATGCGCGAGATTAAAAGCAACATTAACACACAAAGAACAAGTTGCAAATATTGTTAAGGCTAATCATGATGTTGAAGTTTTAGGGAAAATTACCGGAGATGCGAAGAAGGTATTGTGTCGCTGTAAAGTTTGTAATCACAAGTGGTTAGCAAAGCCTAGTCACCTTAAATGCGGGCACGGTTGCCCGAAATGCGGTAAACGCGGTTTTTTATCCCACGATCACGGAAAACTTTACATCATGGTTGATGATCTGGAAGTACCTACACAAATGAAAATAGGTGTAAGTGTTAAGGAGAACGAGCGAAGAAATCAGGTATTAAGAAGCGCACATAAAGCAGGCGTTATAATTCCTGATTTGCATATCGTGAAAACGCTATATGGACCAACCGAAAATATATATGAATTAGAAAGAACGATGCATAAGGCTTTTAGCAATTATAAAATTAACTTTCCTGTAAAATTTAGCGGTAGCGAAGAATTTTTTTATTACAGGCCTGAAGTTTTCGACATGGTAGAAGAAACATATAAAGAGATTGTTTGCTGTCAATGAATATACAAAATGTAAACTATAATGTATACGATTAGTTATTTATTAAGTAGTTATTTTTAATTTGCGTAAGTTATTGATTTATCACCGATGACTTTTTTTGTCACCGGAAAATCCATGTTAATAAAAATAGTTATTTATGAATAAATACTCATTCCGTGAACCGGAGGGAATAACGTTATGTCACAAAGAAAGATCAGCGACGAACAACTGATCGCTGAATACAATAAGGGGAAAACTTACAAGCAAATAGCCGAAGAATATGGAATGGCAAAACGCAACGTCGAACGCCTGGGCGCACGGCTGGCGAAGCGCGGTTTAATATCCACGCGTCGCGCTCCTGGCTTCGGTGTTAACGGTGAATCATTGCTCGTTGATAAGGATGGCAATGTGATTATGCGCTGGATTAAAACGGCCCGTGATCGAGACGAAATGGAAAGGCTAATGCAAGCGGCTTGCGATGCTTTCACGGAAGAGATACCCCGCGCGGAGGCTGTGCCAGTTCCTGAGATTGATTTCCAAAAAAGCCTGGCCCTTTATCCGGTATTCGATCTTCATATCGGGGCGCTTGCGCATAGGGCGGAATGCGGCGAAAGCTACGACACCGGGATCGCTGAACGCGTGCTAAATGACTTCTTCGACTACGCTGTAGGCGCTGCTCCAATGTCTGAAAAGGCTGTTTTGCTGTTAGGCGGAGATCTACTCCATTCTGATGGGATGATCCCGGTTACACCGACAAGCGGACATATTCTTGATCAAGATAGTCGCTACGCAAAACTTGTTTATGTGGCGATCCGGTCGGTCAGGCGTGCGGTCGGGAAGATGTTACTAAATCATAAGGATGTCGAGATCCAGGTATTATCCGGCAACCACGACCAATCGGGGATGATTTGGCTACGTGCGGCGCTGGCGGCTTTTTATGAAGATGAACCGCGCGTGACGGTTGATGTATCCCCTGCTATCGTTCACCACACACAGTACGGAAAAACATTCCTTGCTTACCACCACGGGCACACTATCAAAAAACCCGAAAATTTGTTGGCTGCCTGCGTTTCTGACTGGCGGGAGGATTTCGGTAAGTCGGCGGCGGTTTACGCTCACACGGGCCACCTACATCATCAATCTGTCGTAGAAACATCGTTAGGGATCGTTGAACATCACGGCACGTTAGCGGGCAAAGACGCTTATTCAACAAATGGCGGCTGGCGGTCGCGGCGGCTGGCAGCGGTAATAATTTACAGCCCGGATTATGGGGAAATTGGGCGCTTTGTTTATTACCCTGAATATTCCATTTTGTAAACCGGAGGCAATACCATAATGGTGACTGAGCAAATAAACTCATTACGCCAGGAACGGGAGGCGGCTGTGATAGGTGGCCTCCTGTTGGGCGGTCTTACTCCTAACGCGCAAGATGTTCTTGCTACGCTCGATCCTGAAGTCTTCACCATTCCACTATATAAACGAGCGTTTGAGATAATCCGGGCGCAAGCCAGAAACAGAAACCTTATTGACGCGCTGATGGTCGGTGATGAAATCGGTAACGAAAATTTTGTCCCGCTAATGCAAACGGCGCGATCGTGTCCATCTGCTGCCAACCTTAAGGGGTACGCAGCTCTATTGCAGGAGGAATATCAGCGGCGGCAAATGTTGGAACTGATAGACGATATCCGCTACAACCTGGAGACCGGGACGCTCGAAGCCGTCAGGGAGACGATGAAATATTTTGATTCCCGCTATTCAAAATTAAAGACAACGAAAGACAAGATTATTCCGGTGCTGTTGCGCGACGCGGTACAGGAATATACGGAAGTCTTAAGCAAACGTATGGAATGTGGTGTTAATTCTGACAACATCAAAACAGGGATCGAACCACTCGACGAAATGTTAGGCGGCATTAACGCTACTGATCTGGTGCTTATCGCCGGACGCCCAGGGTCTGGTAAATCGGCGTTAGCGTTGGCAATTGCCCGCGCGGCGGCTGAACGTCCATACCCTGGCGGCGAAGGTCAACGGGTCGGCGTTTTGCTGTTCACGCTTGAAATGTCGCTCGATCAGATGACTGAACGTGCTATCGCTGGCGCTGGGAACTTATCAACGGATTGCCTACGTAATCCGGTAAAACTGGATGACGAAGGTTGGGCGCACGTCGCCCAGGGAATGAGTGCCCTTGCCGATCTCGATGTGTGGATTGTTGACGCATCGCAGTTAACGGTCGAGGAAATACGCGCCACCGTCGAACGGATGAAACAGGACCATCCTAACCTGGGGATGGTAATGATTGACTACATCGGGTTAATGAAGCTGGCTAAGGCCGAACGTCATGATCTCGCCGTAGGGCAATTGTCGTGGTCATTGAAAATGATGGCGAAAGAGTTGCGCGTGCCAGTGGCGGCGCTGGCGCAATTATCCCGCCGCGTTGAGGAACGACCGAACAAGCGCCCGAACAATTCTGATCTGCGTGATTCCGGTAATCTTGAACAGGACGCAGACCGGATCATCATGGTCTACCGCGACGGCTACTACAACGAACAATCGGTTGCCCGCGAATATATGGAGATCATCGTTTCAAAAAACCGTCACGGGAAAACGGGGACTGTTTACCAGCGGTTTGACGATAACGGCAACATCATCCCATGCGACCAGGCCCGCGCGGCGTCCGCTTGCATTCAGTCAATGCAACAACGTCCGGCGGCAAGTCGATTCTCCACACGAAACAGCCAGAACAACGCATCTTTTTAATTAACTTGAGCAAACGGCTTACCGGAAAGTTGACCGCTTTCTGGTGGCTGTTTTCGCGCTTAAAACGAGGCGAAAAACAATGAGCATTGAACTTGAAGCAAAAATTATCAATATCCTTGAACTTGATGGCATCGCAACAATGCACCAGCTACGCCAGAAAACAGGATTATCAGCGGAATACGACGAAGCCGGATGCTTGCCGGAAACAGTTAAACACCTGATCGACACTAATCTGGTTGAGCGGGTGTATACATATTTTGGCCCGCGCCGCCGCTTGCTGGGCTATCGAATTAAATATTTATACGAACAACGACGCGAGCGTGTAGCCGCGTTATTTACTGACTACAACGTTAGAAAGCGAATGAGAGATATTAGCGCGGAAACTGGCATTCCGTGGAATTACCTTTCGCGCACGCTGCGTTTAATGGTGCTGGATGAAACGCTTTGCATAGATACCAATAAACACGGCCTTAATTTTTACTCACTGTTTAAACCTGGTCGCTTCGGTCACGCGAATGATCTCGCGTTTGACTTTGACAGCCGCCTGAACGAATACCGGAAAAATAACGGCCTACTACCGGATAAACCAGTATTTGAGATCGAAAAACTTAACGGGGAAACGGGGTTAGAATTATGAGACGTGTAATCTTTTATTCAGTTGAAACGTTTGTTGACGATACGCGCGTTTATTATCCGTGGGAAGTATACGACGCAATGGTGTATACACCGCCACTGATGCGTAAATATAAACACGTAAAATTTAACCGGGTTTTTGTGCCAATGCGCGATGCATTGCGGGCGCTGCGCGGGGAATTACGAAACACAATGCGGATTGTGTAAGGGGGAATTATGGACAAGGAATTGGATTTAACAGTGGAAGACTTAAGCACTATCGCGGAGTACATGCGCGGCGATGATCCTGATAAGCCCGTTACGGTTGATATGAAATATTTAAAAGGCGCATTCATGACAAGCTCGCGGCTAATTTCTTTGCAGGCGATTATGTACGCACGGGCGCAATGGAAAAATAGCAACGGTGTATTATGAGGCAAATTAGATTTGAGATAGTCAACGACGCAGTGAAAGAAAATGCTATCAGGCAGATAAGAGAGATCCAGCCTGATAGCAAAAGCCCGCTGATAATTACCATCCAGGAGAAAACCCGCTCGCTAAGCCAAAATGCGTTGCTTTGGGCGCTGTTAACCGACATTAGCGATCAGGTTAATTGGTACGGTAAGAAGCTGTCGCCGGAAGACTGGAAAGCGGTATTCACTGCCGGGCTTAAGAAATATGGCGTCGTCCCTAACCTGGATAAATCCGGCTTCGTTGTATTGGGAACGTCTACAAGCCGGATGAGTAAATCAGAATTCAGCGAACTAATCGAATTGATTTACTCGTTCGGTGCTGAACATGATGTTCAATGGTCTGGTGATACGAAATTAAACGAGGAATTCATAAAACGTTGGGGGCAATAATGGCGCGTTATTATATGGCTAGACCTACCGGAATTTTGTATAAGGTTGATGGCGAATGCGTTTATTACTTTCACAACCAGGCGCGGGAGTGGCGATTGTGTCACGCGCACTTTCAGCACGAAATAGAAAACCACCCTGAATATTTTATTCAGGTTGACAATGTAACGGTGGCGTAATATGACAAAGAAAACCCCTTTTGCAATAGGTAAAATGGTTCACCGCTTCCGTGGCGATATTCCGTCTTTTGAAGTAACTACGTTTTTAAGTTATTACGATTTCGGGACGGAGTATTACGCCGGATCTAAGGTAGGCGGTGAATCTTATACGCTGATGGCTAATACGTGGCGCTTTGTGCGTTACTCTGAAACGGATGATGACGGCATGAATAAAGAAAGCGAAATTATTGATGAACTGATCGAAGACGAACGCCACGACTGTGATCCGAAACCGGAGAAAACGGAATGGATTGTAGGGGAGAAACCACCGTGCGGCGTGTGGCTTGATTGTCACGGTTTAGCCAGCGGCTGCGTAATCGACACGGTTATGTTCCGTTTCATCGGTGACAAGTGGGCCATTGCTCAAAGCAAACTTGAGCGTAAGGCAGAAACACCGATTGCATGGACGCAATACACTTACCGGATTCACGTTGACCCGCGCGAAAAAGCGTTGGCACAAATTGCGTTCGCGCTGGCAAACGTCGTTATCGGATTCGATGCGGCAAGTGAAATTGATTTCGGTCACGACAATGACTACTCGCGTGATTATCGCGGTATGGCAAAATTTATTATTAATGGGGATATCCCGCTAACTAAATATACCGGGGATGAGTGATGGATAAAACCGCGACATTATTATTAACTACGGCACGGATCAGGGAAATGCTTGGCGGAATAAGTAGGACAACCTTTAGAGTATGGAAAATGAAATGGGAAGCGGCAGGTACCCCATTTCCTGAACCGCTTCACGAATTATCAACTACGTCGCGCCCTGTATATCGTTATCAAGATGTAATGCAGTTCTTTAAGTCAGTAGGCTTGCTTTCTGATACTGATAAAACGTAA